CCGGGCATAGAGGTCTATGACCGGCAGGGGCTCATGGTTTTCACTCCAGGCGGCGGCAACACTACCGGCATTTTGTCCGGGCGCGTGAGCACGCGGCTTGTGGGCTCTCCGGTGGGTTCTCCTCTCCCAGACTATGGCATTTGGCTTGGTATTCAGGTTCTTGGCTCCCCAACGGACTATGTGTTTGTGGGCTACGTCAACACCACAGGCCACCCAGCCCGCATTGTGCATGGTGAGGTGATTGCCGGCGTTGTGACCATCCATGCCTTTGTCCCTGTGCCTCCCACAACGCAAGAGGCAGAGGTTGCCATCAACTATGATTCTGTGGGCTTGACCAGCACTGCCTACGTTAGCTTTTCCCCCATTGCAGAGGACTATACAGGACCGTCCTGGAGCCCCATTGGACCACCTGTGGCGCTGGGACCAGCTTGGGCAGGGGTTCCGCCTGCCGTCCCCCGCATCCATGCCACATTCCCCGCCGGAGCCTCTCCAGATGACCCCCACAACATCAGTGATGTGAGGGTGGAAGTGGGCGGCGGCACATGGGAGGGAGAGGAGCAGGCGTCTTGGTTCCTGGAGACGCTGGACGGGACCAACCCGGATGAGTTGGCAGGGCTTGGTGACGTGTGCCCAGATGAACTGCTTGTGTGCTGGGAGCGTGATGGGACCGGGGCTTGCCACATCACCCTTGTAGACACAGATGACCCGGCAGACCCCAAGATGTGGCGGCGGTGGAAAAACTATGGGATCTGGAAGGACTGGCAGCGCGGCGCACAGCCGCTCTGGAGCCCTGGCTGGCTGGATGCTGATGAGGGATTGATTGCCATCACGCGCAACACACGCGGGCACCTGACAGGCGCGGCTCCGGGAGATGAGCAAGGGGAGATTTGGGTCTTGTCCTTGCGCTGGGACCGCACCATTGTCTTCACGGTGGACGGTCTTGGGGGCTACATTGCCCTGTTTGACCAGACCACCGGGCGCGTGCTCAGGGACGTGGGATCGTGGGGATCACGGCGCTGGTTCAACCATGAAACCTTTCAGCCACAACACCCCTATGATGGGCGCTACTCCCCCACCTCCGTCTTTGTAGGCACGCTGAACAACCGCATTTCAGAGGACGCAGCGCCAGCCCTCACCTATGATGTGAAGGTGGGCAGGGGGGATGATGGTGAACTGTATCTTGGCTATGGGATTCAAGCCATTCCAGCCTCCTGGCCTGGTCCAGGCAACTACTATGCTGGTGTGATCCGCATGGAGCAGGGCAACACCCCGGCAGCTTTCCCCCGGTGGATGCTACGCAAAAATGACTCCGGCTTCAACATCTGGGATGAGTCAGATGAGGCGTGGGTTGTGGTGGGGCTCTCCTATGCGCGGGCGATCTGGTGGTTGCAGGCGCGTGAGGATGGAGCCTTTGGACAGATTGAGGGAGTGCTTTGCCGCAAGGATTTCACTGGGCTGGCGGCGGACAACTTGATCACGGCTCCCTACACAGAGGACACTGCTTGGAACGCCACGGACCAGTTTGGCGGCATGGGGTTCAATCTGCACCTGATGGACTCCAGCCCGGTTGGGGATGACGTTGTGCTGGTCACTTCCGGCTTCTTTGCAAACAGCCACTTGACGGCTCTATGGTACAACAAGACAACGCCTGCCATCTCTGTGATCAAGACCTTTGCGCCACCCCGCTCACTGGAGCAGGTGGGACACAACTTGAGGACCATCCCCACAGCTCAAGAGTACCCCCGGTGGTTCCACTACCTTCTGGCTGAGACAGAAGACGCCAGAAAGCTGTGCAGGATAGCCGGGAGCGGAGCCCAAGGGGCAGACTCCCAGTTGACTGTCTTGGGTGGCTTTTGGCTTGCCTACGGGCAGTGGACGGGGCTTGTAGAGCAGGGCTCCAACCACACCATTTTGCGGGGAGCAGTGATTGACCGGGATGACTTCACGTTGACGGTCCAGGGGCGCATTGTTCCCCCCTTCAAAGCAGGCTATGGGTTCTCTGCTTTCAGCAACATGCAGGCGTCCCAACGGTTCTCCTATGAGATAGGCGTGATTGGAGAAAAGCGCACGGGTGCAGTGATCCGCATCCTGTTCACTGGGGCAACATCCATCCAGATCGCCGGAGCCATTATCTTTTTGGATGGCAGCGGCTTGCAGTCAACGGTCAATGTGGTGACAGCGCCCACGCAACTGCTTCAGCTTGGCGGGGATCTGCGGTTCAGGATCACGCGCACAGCCAACACCATCACCCTCTACTACTTTGACCCAGGGCTGTCCACATGGGTCCAGCTTGCCCAAAAAATTGCATCCCGCATCCCTCTAGTGCCCTACATGGCAGTGACCCTTGAGGATGTGGTTGGTGGCCTTGCATGTGGCATGGGAATTGAGGTAGAAAAGTTGGAGTTGACAGGGACGGCACAGCACTTCTCCAGACCCGTTGATTTTGCCACTCTGCCCTCTCAGATGGCGGGCGTGGGTGGCGGAGCGGTTTTCCGGGAAGCCATCCCCACAGACCTTGCAGGCAGCTTGGTGGCTTCTGACACCTGGCTTTTCCCCGGACTGATGCCCAGACCGTAGCTATTAGGAGCTAATAACATGCTCATCACAGACACCTTCCCCGCGCCCACCTTGGATGACGCCAAGTGGAGTGACCAGCAGACGGGCTCCGTGGGCTTGGTGATAGGCTCCCCCTCAGATGGTGTCTACCCCCAGAATGTGGATGATGACGGTGATGAGGTGGTGGTCTTGTCAGAGGGCAAAATCTCCGTGCCGGCGGGGCAGAGTTTTGACCAGAGCATCTTCTATGAAAATGTCTACACAGACCCAGACCAGTCCATTGTCCTGTTCCTGGGGTGGCGCACCTATCAGCAAGCCCCTTCAGGGAACCCTGCTTTTGGCATAGACGCCTCTTTGGCAGTTCTCCCTGGTCCAGCCTACTACTTCCAAAAAAGGACGTTTGAGAGCGACACAGAGACGCGGGACAACATCATTGAAGATGAACTGGAAGGGGCAGATGGTGGGTTCCGCATGGAGCGCATTGGCAGCAACTACTCCCTCTACAGGCACAACGGAGATGACTGGGAACTTCTCCAGACGGTCCACTTCCCCCACACAGACACAGGCTATGTGATCTTTGGCGTCTTTGCCGTCAACCCCGTGCTGTCCTTCCCTTGGGTTTTGCAAACATGATGTAGGAGGCTGAGATGGCTACGGAAATCTATGTGTTGCATCCAGGCGTGGGGCAGAACCGTGCGGGGGAGGGTGCAACGCTGCGGGCGGAAGAGGGCACCTCTTTCAAGTACATGATGCAGGAGTTCCCGCCCTCTGCGGACAAGGAAACAGACCTGCACGGTGTTGTGGTCCCGCCCAACCTGCTCACAGGCGTCTCTGACAAGGTGCTGTTCCGGGCTGTCTTCAGGCAGGTCACAGCAGGCTCAGGAAACACCAACATCACGCTCAAGTGGCAGAACATAGCCCCACCAGATGGACGCCACACAGCTACACCCAGCCCTGGAGCAGACTCCCCCCAGACATGGGCAGCGCCGGGGGCAGATGATGAAGAGGCGGTGGAGTTTGAGGAGAACGCCTCCCTGTTTGCTACGGGGGAGGAACTGCTCTTGCAGGTGGGGCGTGAGGTGGCAGGCCAGACCTTTGCGGGCACCATTGCCCTGGTCCGGATAGACATTGAATTTCCCATTGTTGGAGGCGGGGGCGCGGGCTTGTGGACGGACGGGGGCGCTCACATCTACCCGTCCGCAGGCGCGGGCAAAGAGGTGTCCGTGGGCAAGATCACCGCACCAACGGCTCCAGGCGCGATCATGGAGGTGGCTGGCGGGCACTTGCAGGTGGGTGGCACATGGAACGGACCCCACTTCATCATGGGCACACCACCAAATGACTGGCACTTCTGGATTGACCCCAACGTGGGGACCGGCGTGCTGCGGACAAAAAAGACTGCGCCCCTCAGTGTTTCTGATGGAGACATTGTTGGTTCCCAAAGCTGAGGTTGACAACACACCCTTCCCAGTGGCATTATCCAGTCAGGGAAAACACATCACATCCCATCCGTTCTGTTCTGTTCTGTTCTGTTCATTGGAAAAAATCCTCTATCCTTGCTAGCAGGAGGAAATACTCATGTCTGATTTTCTTGGAATGGGCGCCTATGCAGGCCAGACACAGTACACGGTGAGTGACCCGTACTATTCTGGTGATCCCGGTGCCTACAATCACGGTCAAATTGCTACAGACCAAGCGCACACCGTCCATTACGGTGACGCCAACCTCCACATGGGCGCTATTGACTCAGACCAAGCAAGCGGAACGCTCCTGATTGGTGTGGTCAACGCTGGTGCTATCCAGTTTGGCGGTGGCTCCACAACCCTTGTCTTTGCCGGTGACATGACCGTTTCAGGCAACCTGACAGTCCAGGGCTCATCCATCACCTCCCAAGTGGAGGAAGTGGTTGTCTCTGACAATCACTTTTTCATGAACTGGGACTACTTGGGGCTTGTGGCGGAAACAGGCGGTATGGTGGTCAACTACCTTGCCACTTCAGACCAGTCCACAGTTGTTGCTATGCCTGCGGAAGTGACGCTCACTGGAACGGTGTCCGGCACGGTGGGAACTGCGGCGATCACAGGCGTTGGCACAGCATTCACCACAGAGTACACGGTTGGTGACTGGATGGTCATTGACACAGCCGGTGACGGCAACGGGCGTGAAGCCCACATCATCCAGACCATCACGGACAACACCAACATTGTGCTTGCCTCCAACCTGTACGCCACGCACGCAGGAGAGACGCACTCCCGCAACGTGGTCCCCGGTGGTGGGTTCATCCCTGCCGGACTGGACAACGCCTACTGTGCTCTGGACCCTAATGACTCTGAAACCTTCACCTACTCCGCCACGGACCTTGTGGCTGTCTCCTACGCCCAGCAGTCCACCAACAACGGCTTGTATGAGGTGTTGAGCCAGACCGTTGTTGAGCTCACGCGCACAGGCACGTTGAGCATCACCTCCGGCACGGATGCGATCACAGGCGTTGGTACAGCGTTCACCTCTGAATATCAGGAAGACGGCTGGATTGTCTTGGACGCAGATGGCGGCGGCAACGGGCGTGAGATTCACCAGATCGCTACCATCACCAATGACACCTCCATGACCCTCTATACCAACGCAACCAACAACCATGCGACAGAGGATCACTCTGAAATTTCCTCCACCTTGCAGGTCAAGGGTGTTGGGCAGACCTCCACCGTTGAGGACTTCACGGACACTGATTTTGTTGAGGAAGACGGTGTGGCGCCTGGTGGTATTCCCTTGATCGGACATGTGAATGTGTCCGTCTTGCGGGCAGGCACAGACGGGATTTGGGAGACGGGCATTGGCAACCAGACAGCCCTGTCTTTTTCCGATCTGGCCTCAGCTACGGGGATCACCCTCAACTCTGTCTACCAAAACAACGGCAACACCGTTCTCTTGGATGACGGCTCTGGCACCATTGTCTACCGGGACAACGGGATCACCTCTCTGTACGCCACCCAGTATGAGAACACCGTCAAGGCCACCTTTGGCACGGACAACAATGACGGGCAGATCCACTTCACCCCGGCGGGCAGCTTTTACGTTGAAACCCTTGCTCATGACGGGACGCTGGATGAGGGCTCCAAAGACCTGCACGTCCGCACGGGAGTAGTGACCAACCCTGGCAGTAGCGCCTCTGGCTCTCTCACCATGAACACGGGTTCTGTAGGGACGGATGGAACGTCTTCCGGCGGCGTGCTCATCTACTCCGGGCTTTGTGATGGGTCTTCCCAGTCCGGCAATGTGGAAGTGTACTCTGGCAACCAACCCCAAGACAGTGTGGCGGCTTCTGGCTACATCAAACTTTACACAGGCACCTGTCAGAACGGTGACTCCGGCGTGGCTGAACTGTACTCTGGCAACGTGACGGACGGGGGCGGTTCTGCTGACTCTGGTGACATTTCTGTCTACTCTGGCACGGTCCAGGGCGGTGAGTCTGGCACGGTTGACATCTACACAGGCAATGCCTCCAACGTAGGCACCTCTGGCGCAATGACCCTGAAGACCGGGACCACAACGGTTGGCGGCACCACGGGCAACATTGACATCTACACGGGTGACGGTGTGTCTGGGATCACGGGTAACGTGAGCATCCGCACCGGCTCCGCCTCTGGTGCAGCCAACACTGGCGATCTGTTCCTCTACACGGGCTCTGGGACCACCCCGGCGGCTGATGGTGACGCCTATCTAGAAGCCTACAACATCTACATTGGCAAAGCCAACAACCGGCTTGCTGCGGCGCTGAACAGTATTCAGATCGGAAATGACAACGCCACGGCTCCTTCTGTGACCATCTATGGACCGGACAACACTGCTGCCGCCATCACCATTGCAGAGGGTGGCGGGACCACCTACATGGTCTTTGATACCACGGACGCCAGTGAGCAGATTGAGATTGAGCAGAACACCCGCATGGTGGACAACAAGCGGTTCTATGTTGGCACGGATCTTGACGGGTTCTGGTACACGGACAACGCCACCGCCTACTTTGCCACCAAAGCTGTGGACAGCACCAACTCCATGCCCATCTCTTCCATCACAGGCAACACCACCACCAGTGGCAACTCTGGAGCCTACACGGTTGCATCCGGCAACGCTGCAACGGCTTCTGGCGCAGTGAGTCTCTATTCTGGGACAGCTTCGGGTGGCCTGAGTGGCGCTGCCACCCTCTACACGGGCACGGGCACCACGGGCACCGGGTTGATCAACATCTATTCTGGCAATGCTTCTGCAGGACCCAGTGGTGCGGCAACCCTGGCAACCGGCTCTGGTACAACCGGAACCGGTATCATGACCTTGGGTACAGGTAACGCTTCTGCTGGGACCAGTGGGGCGGCAGTCCTGTCTTCTGGTGGTGGTACTTCAGGGACCGGTTTGGTATCCCTCAGCTCAGGCAATGCCAGCGCGGGTGGCAGTGGTACAGCGGCGGTCTACTCCGGCAACGCAACGGGCGGCAACTCCGGTGATGTGAGCATCTACTCCGGGACGGCTGCGGGCAACACCTCTGGGGATGTCAACATCACATGCAGCGCAACCGCCACCACGCAGGGTGATGTGAACGTTACTGCCAACTCAGTGATCTATGCCCTTGGGGCAACTTCAGACCAGATCGTCCTGGACGCCGGCACCAACGGCTTTGTGCTGGAGTGGGAAGATGTATCAGCCAATGACCCCAACACGGACGCCCGCGTGAAGGACGCTGGCTCCATTCTCATCTGGCGGAACGACGGCTCACGCGGTGTCTCTGTGTGGGTCAACACGGACGGCACAGGCACCGGCTGGGTCTTGATCGGGAGCCAGTCCTGAGCCCTATTAGCAACTAATAACCCTCCTACCATTCTGCTCCTTTTCCACTGTGTGTGGGGGGTGTGGGAACCATCCCCCTCCCCCTACCCCACACCCCCCACACGCCTCCTCCTTCACTCAGCACTTGCCCTTTGGGCTGTCTTTCCCCTATAATCAGGCTTGTTTTTAGTTCTGTTGACGTTGGAGGGGCTTGCCCTCCACCCTACCCGCAAAAGGAAACACACACATGAGCAAGAAAAAGAAGAAACGCAAAGCAGGACAGCAGGCTCCCCCCTCTCCCCAAGACCAGCGCAAAATGGCGGCAATCAAGCAAAAAAAGGAGTTCATCAAGGGGCTCATGCAAGCCCAGAGCATGGTGGTCTTCACCCCTGGGCAGAACTTCAGCTTTTTTGGCATTCCCAACGAACGGCTCCTTGAGTTTTTGCTCCGGGAGGTCTATGGCTGGGACGGGCGCAATGTCATGTTCCAGAAGATTCTTGCCAAGCTGGAGGGACCAGCCCAACCGGCACCAGACCCCGCAACCAAGGAGCTGGATGACATGCTGGAGGAGGTGGCTGGGGAGTTGGATGAAGATGATGTTGAGGACGCCACAGGCGGCGCTGAGGATGATGAAGAGGACGGAGATGACTCAGGGGATGAAGAGGATGAAGAGGACGCTGAGAGTCCCTCTGAGCCCCCTGCAAAAGTGCTCCCCATTGACCCCAAGCAAGCCCCCCTACCCAAGCCGGTGAAGCCCGCAGGCAACGGTGACGCCCACCCCTCTCCCCAAGAGGAGATTGCCCGCCTTGAGGCGGCGCTGGCAGAGTACAAAAAACAAGCGGCAGAGGGCACGCAAGATCCCGCCGCAGAGTGAGATGACTCATGGCGTTTGTCTTCAAAAACTACTCCCTCACGTTCCCTGGGGCGGGCGTTGCCACCCCTTTGGACATCACGGTCCATGTGCAAGCCACAGACCGCTACACGGCTCTGAGAGGCGTTGCCCAGTCCGTGGTGGTCCAGATCGCCACCCCCCAGCTTCTTTTGCTCCCACTGGACTATGACGGCTTTGTGGTGGAGCGTTCTGATGACGGTGGGATCAACTGGTCCCAGGTGTCCGGCGTGGTGCGTGACTCCTTCTTTTGGGTGGACGCGCCCGCGCCCGTGGGCACGCTGCGCTACCGCGCCCGGATGCGCGTTGCCGTGGGCACGCTGTCTTCTCCCGGCTCAGAGGTGGAAGTGGTGGTCAACCAGTGGGGAGACGCAGATGAGATGGGGCTGTCAGAGGTGGACGTTGCCAACGGCAACATCTTGACCCGGCTCCCCAGGGCAAACGCCTTTCCCGTAGGCTTTGACGGAGAGCCCCACACGGGCATGAGCGTGGCAGAAGGGTCTATGGCTGGGGGGCATGGGGAAGGTGCCTGGTACGTCCGTTCCAGGGAGTTTGAGCCCCCGCGTGTGTACGGGCACGCCCCCGCCTGTGGCACGCCAGCCGTACCCCTGCCGCTCACGGTCATCACCCTCAAGTTGCAAGACCTGCCTTACCCCACCGGGGGCTCCGGGATAGATGACACCCAGACGGTCATCTGGCTGGGCGTCACCTCCCAGTCCGGCGGCGCTCTGCTAAAGGTGCGGGACGGAGCCACCCAACCCAACGCCCCCACCATCACCTGCGCCGTGGTGCCTGGAGTGGACCCCCTGCTGGATAGGGATGTGACCATCACCGTTCCAGCCGGGTACATCAACCCCCTGGACACCGTGACGGTCAAGGTCTTTGTGGTTGACCTGGATGGCAACGTGACCACGGACCTCTGTGAGTTTGTGATGGAGTACAGGGATGATGTCCCGCCGGTCATCAGTGATGAAGACCCGGAGTGCGGCACGGGCGTAGACGCCTCTGACAGCCGCAGGGTGCGCCGGGACACCTCCTTCTCCTTTGAGGTCACAGACCCGGACACAGGCGTTGACACAAGCACGCTGGACGTGTTCTATGGTCCCTCCTCCTCTGGACCCTGGACCCAGGTGCTCAACAACGGCACAACGTGGCTGGGGGGCTTCACGGGCTCCATCATCCCCATCACAGATGGCTATGAGGTGACGGTCAACCGCCCGGTGGCGGACCCCCTCTGGCCTGCGGACAGCGTGGTCTGCTTCCTGATTCAGGTGGATGACAACCAGGGGAACAGCGCGGAGAAGACCTGTTGCTTCCGCACAGAGGACGTGATCCGCATCACCCGGATCGTCCCCATAGCAGAGGACATTCTCTTTGTAGAGTTCAACGTCCCCCTCTCCAACGATCACCCCCTACGCAACGCCCAGAACTATGCCATCAGCCCCCTGGAGGCGGCGGACCCCGTGACGGTCAAAGAGGTCTTGCCCCATCAGTTTGAAGAGGCTGCGGACCCGGAAAACCCCTTCACGCGCTTGGGCGCGGGCGATCCGGCGTTCATCTACCTGCACACCACCCCGCAGACCCCGTGGGCAACCTACCAACTCAGCATCACCCCCAACGAGCTACAAGATCGCTACGGGTTGGATGTGCCCGCCCTGTCAGGGGATTTCCGTGCCAAACGCACCAAAGTTGATGAGCACCGGGACACCCACAACCAGCCCCTTGCCCGTGATGACTCTTCCCACCGGCGGCTCTTGATCGGGATAGCCCACGCGGATGAGGTGATCGGGGGCAACTTCATCTCAGATGATTTTGAGGAAGAGTGATTTTATTAGCTTCTAATAGAGGAGAAAGACCCATGCCCTCCTATGTGATTCTCAAAGCCCGCAACATGCCCCAGAGGCTCCAGAAAGCCCTCACGGGGCTCATCCATGATGAATTCCATGCCCTGACTACCTACGCCCATCAGGCGTCCATCATGGAGGGCTACGGGCACCAGCGCCTTGCCCAAAAATTCCAGGAAGAGGTCCGGGAGGAACTGCACCACGCCATGCTCCTGATGGACCGGCTCAACCTCTTTGCCTCCCCGCCCAACCTCAACAAGCCCAAGCCCGTCAAGACCCTCATCTCCCCCAAGGCCATGCTCCAACACCAGCTTGAACTGGAAGAGGAAGCCATTGCCAGCTACAACAAAGCCGTTGCCCTTGCCCGCTCCCTGGAAGACAACGCCACCAAGGATCTGCTCACCGCCATCCTACAGGATGAGGAGCACCACTATGACTGGCTGTCCGCCCAACTGGACCGTATTGCCCAGATGGGCTTGGAGAACTACCTCTCCCACATGGGACAGCCCCACATCACCGTTGAGGTGGAAGAGGAAGACTGATGCCCCTGGACATTGCCAACGTCCCCAACCCCCTGTTCACCTACAACCAACGCTCCGCCCTGGAGGCGCTCCGGCGCATGTTCCTATTGAGATGGTCCACCGGGAAGTACCTGACAGCCAACGCTGGCAACTATGGGCTCTCACGCCCTCCCCTGGGCTTTTCTGATGATGACATCTTCCGCGCCTGCGCCCAGGTCATCATGGCGCACCACAAGAACATCCTGGACCCCATCCGCCTCCTCTGTGAAATCATCCTGGGACCGGCTGAAGACCTCTGGTTCCAACTTGCCCAAAATGAGAACGCTGGCAGACCCTTCCTCCACCTCAAGCCCTACGGGCACTACTTCACCTACTCCAATCTGGTAGGCGGACCCCCCAACCCCGGAGAGCGCCTCTCCGCCACACACCCCAAAACTGGCACGGTTTTTGACATCCTTGCCGTCCACCTGGACACCGCCCGCTCCCGCCTCTGGTTCAACTTCATCCGCTCCAAGCCCGCAGACCAACTCCTGGAGCCAGGGCTCTCCTTCACCGGAAACCAAACCGGCGTCTCACTCAAGAACGCCTCAGAGGTCTTCCAGCGTGACCTGGACGCCCTTCCCATCTATGCTATGTTTACCCTCTACAACCCCAAACCGGCGGACCCCCTGGACCCCTCCCTGGATGCGCTGCGGGAGGACGGAATTTTCATTTCCCCTGATGCTACAAGGGGTTACGCCAGATTGAGTCAGCCCCTCACCTCCGCGCACGCCCAAGATGACCTGCTCTACATCAAAGGCGGATGCTGGGAACTGTACGCCCCAAAAGCCCGCAGCTTCTACATCAAGGTCACTTGCCCAGAACTGTACCCGTCACAACTCCCCGGCAACTCCTACCTGCACGCTAACCCCTGGATTGCCTCTGAGACACAACGCCCCCTTGCACCGGGAGACACAAACGTCTACATCCAAAACCTTTTCACTCTCAACACGGATTTGCTAACCTTCCCAAGAATCCTTTTTATCGATCCGGATTTTGAAGCCAAAAACACACTTTCCGGGTCAAGGTTTTTGACGGTGACAGCGTTCAATCCAACGTCACGGGTCTTCACCCTGTCTCTCCCCATCCCGGCAGGCGTCCACTATCCCAGAGGGACCAAGGTGAAGTGGCTCCAGCACTTGACAGGGCAGACCAGTGGCGTGACCTCTCCAGGGGCTCAGGTGATCGTGGCACGGCTGAATGAACCTCATCCAGAGGGTGTGTGGGTGGTGGACCCAGGGGGGGGTAGTGAGGAGAAAGTTTTTGTGGTGGGGAGTTCTTATCAGGTGCGGCGGCTGGTGGCACCGTTGGTGAGTGGTTCCAGTGTAGTGGTGGAGGTGGACAGACCGTTTGAGGATGTGGACCTGAGCCAGACCACCCACTTGGAGGTGTTGGACACCTTGGGGACTGGTGGCTTGGTACAGATTCAGAGCATCAGTGGGAGGTTCATCACGTTGACAGGGGTGGTGGGGTTCAGCATAGACACCACCACGGTCCTTGCATCCGTGGGGTTGGTGGACAGTGCGGGAGCCAGTCTCTTGACGCTGGACCCGGCAACTCCGGTGCAGGGGTTGCACGGGGGGGCAACGGCACTGGCGTACTTCTTGGGGTTGGCGGGAGGCTTGGAGCCAACGTGGGCGGACCATTTACCTGTGGCTGGGTATCCGCCCGCTACGCCGGACGGGCGGCACCCTGGACCGTACTTGTTTGAGCCCAGCCGTGACGCTGCGTACAATGAACAGGGGAGTGGGTTGGTGCGTGCGGAGTTGGACACCACGGACCTGAATGACGGGCGGCTCTACATGGCGCGGACGCAGCTTGCGGAGCGCCTGGACCCGCAGACAGCGCCGATCTTGTTCACCGTGACGGTGGGTGGGATCAAGCATGAGATACGGGCGATCCGTGTGGTGGATGCGTCCTTGTTGCCCAGTCAGGTCATCATGAACGCTTGGAAGGTTCACCCGGACAACCCGGACCCTGGCCTGCCTATCCGTGTGGTGGTGGCGGCAGAGGGGCAATTTGGGCGCACTCCTGTCTACTACTGGGGTAAGGGGTTCAGTGTCTCTGGGACGGAGAATCTGGTCTATTTGAGCGGCGTGCAGCGCATCCACTTGGCGGGGACGGAGGTGGCAACGTACCACACGCACCTGCCCATCAAGGCGGTGAGCCCAGCCAGCAACCCGTGGGGCGCGGACCCTGGCTTTGACACTGGGGAGGGGCAGGTTTTGGTGGACCACGGCTTTTCTGTAGAGGAGACGGTGGAGTATGACAAGCTGAACAAGGTGAGCAACACGCAGGCCACCCTGGAGTTTGAGCGTGGCTTTGTCCCGCAGCATGGGCATGACCCGTTCAAGGTGAGCAACCTGGAGCCCCTGATTGCCTTGGGGGTTCCGATAGTCCGGGGGGACCAGCAGGCCATCCCCAGGGTGGATGGGTTCTCTTTCCCGTTCTACTTGGGCGGCAACGCTGCCTATTTCCGTCTGCGCTTTGTGATGGATTTGGTGCGTGCTGCGGGAGTGGAGGTGACGTTGCTGGATGACAAAGACCGTGTGATCCCCGTGTAGCTCTTGCCTTTTTCCTCTTGACACAGAAAAGCCCTTGCAAAGACTCTCCTTTTTTTGCGATCAAATTTTTTGATCGGATCGTGAAAAAAGTGGTGGCGTGCTATTAGTTTCTAATGGAGGTCATCCTGTTGGCGCGTGTTCCCTGCGTTCAGGTTTCGCTTGGCACACGCTGGCAGGAGGACAGATGTAGGAGAACCTTGACAAATGAGGAAAAGCGGCAGGTTAGGTCCAGGCAGTCCCCGGCTCCACCCCGGCGGATTTGGTGCCGGTGGTTTTGGTTTGCTGACACAGGTTGTCTGGCGTGCTCTTACAGGATGGGCTGATTTGTCAGAGGCAGTCCTGGGAAAGCTGTAGGAGCGGGGAGCCGGCGCCGTTGGCTCCGCCCCTTGATGCAACCTGCCCCTGGTGGACCTAAGTGGTTGAAAAGAGGCGTGGGGGAATTCTGACAGGCTTTTGAGAGGCATGTTTTTGGTGGCTTGACAGCAGGAGGAAAGAGATGACACCCCAAGAGGCTGAAGCCAAGAGGTTTTTCTACCGTGGCAGAGTGCGCTCTGTCTATGATGGTGACACAGTACGCATGGACATTGACCTGGGCATGGGGGTGTGGGTCCAGAACCACAGCATCCGCCTGTGGGGGATAGACACCCCAGAGATACGGACCAAAGACCCAGAGGAGAAGAGGAGGGGCTACAACGCCCGTGATGCGCTCCGGGAGATGGTGCTGGGGGAGAAGGTCTACATTGAGACGTTCAAGGACAAGAGCGGCAAGTATGGGCGTCTGCTGGGGGTCATTTGGGCAGACCTGGAGCCAACGCAGGAGCAGGGCTCCGGCGGGCTCCTCAACGTCAACCTGCAACTGGTGTTGTCTGGTCTGGCAGAGCCCACAGAAAAGCGTTACATTGAGGCAAAGAAAGCCCACATTGAAGTAGAGAAGGGGTTGCAGGCATGAGGTACTTCTCAGGCTGTTCAGGGATTGGCAGTGAGCATGTGGCATGGGACCGGCTGGGGTGGGAGTGCGCCGGGTTCTGTGAGATAGAGGAGTTTCCCTCAGCCGTGCTTGCTCACCACTATCCCAACGTCAAGAACTATGGTGATTTTACGGAGTTGACAGATGAGCAAATCCAGGGACTCAGATCCGCCGGTCCAGTTGACCTTCTTGTTGGGGGCACCCCCTGCCAAAGTTTCTCAGTTGCCGGACACAGAAGAGGACTGGATGACTACCGTGGCTCACTGGCGCTCAGATTTGTTGAGCTTGCGGATCGCCTTGGAGTCCGTTGGATTGTCTGGGAAAACGTCCCAGGAGTGCTCAGTGTTGATGAGGGACAGGCTTTTGGAGCCGTCCTTGGGAAAATGGTTCAGCGCGGGTATGGGTTCACCTACAGAGTTCTGGACGCACAGCATTTTGGAGTGCCCCAAAGACGCAGAAGAGTCTTTGTTGTCGGACATTCTGGAGGAGACTGGAGAGCATCTGCTGCGGTACTGTTTGAGTCCCAAGGCTTGCCAGGGGATACTGCGGCGGGCGGAAAAGAGGGGGCGCATCCTGCCCCCTCCGTTGGAGGCGGCTCTGAAAATGGTGGCGGAGAGAGAGGAGGAGTGATGTCCTTTGACACCACCCAGATCACCTCTCCTGGCAACTATTCCCAGCCAGACTATGGCAAGCCCTGTCATTCACTGGCTTCTGGAGCGCACGTCCCGTCTGTGGCTATGGCGCTGACAGCAAATGACAATGGGCGGGACGCCACAGAGAACACCTGCCCCACGGTGCGGGTTGGAGCCCAGCCTGCCGTGGTCCCAGACAAATCCTATGCCATGAATGCCAAGAGTTTCTACCAAAACCCCACGGTGGAAACCTACATCCCTTTCAATGAGCAAGCTGGCACGCTGGGCGGAGCCTCCCAAAGCGGGGGCTTCCGTACCACGGACCTGGACAACTCTGGGGCGTTTGTGCAGGCGTTTGCCATGCGCGGGCGGGACGGGGAGAACATGCCAGAGGTGCATGGGGACGGGCAGACCACCTCTCCGGTGCGGACAGAAGGTGGGAGTGGGCGGGACTATGTGGGCTTGTTGAATCAAATCCGGCGGCTGACACCGCTTGAGTGTGAGCGGCTCCAGGGCTTGCCGGACAACCACACCAGGGTTCCATTCAAGGGCAAGGACGCCTCAATGTGTCCAGACACCCCCCGCTACAAGGCGGTGGGGAATGGCTTTGCTGTGCCCGTTGTGCGGTGGCTGGGTGAGCGCATCCAGATGTTTGAGCGGCTGGTGGCGCAGGGCAAGATCCGGCGGTGATTAGAAACTAATAGGAGGAGGCATGGCACCCGGAACAACGGAGCCCAAGGCAACGCTCCATCTTGGTGATTGCATTGAAGTTTTGAGTGGGTTGCCCCCAGAGTGTGTGCAGGCGTGCGTCACGGACCCGCCGGCAGGCATTTCCTTCATGGAGCGGGACTGGGATGATGACAAAGGGGGAAGGGATGAGTGGATTGAATGGCTCACAAAGGTCATGCGGGAGGTCTACCGCGTGCTGGTGCCTGGAGCCCATGCCCTGGTGTGGGCTCTCCCGCGCACAAGCCACTGGACCGGCATGGCGCTGGAGAACGCAGGCTTTGAGATTAGGGACCGCATCAGCCACATCTTTGGGCAGGGCTTCCCCAAAAACCACAACGTGAGCAAGGCGCTGGACAGGATCGCCGGGGCAGAGCGTGAGGTGGTGGGGGTTGTGGCAGGAATGGGGAAACAGAACCCGGAGTGGAACGGAACGGCAGCAGGGCGGGCGGAAAACTACTTCAAGCCGGAGTATGAAGCCACAGCCCCAGCTACCCCAGAGGCAGAGCAATGGGACGGCTGGGGCACGGCGCTCAAGCCCAGCACAGAAGACTGGTGGCTTGCCCGCAAGCCCTTCAAGGGCAGCGTGGCTTCCAATGTGCTGGAGTGGGGGACCGGAGCCATCAACATTGATGGGTGTAGGATTTCACTACAGGGGCAACCATCCCCATCCGCAGAGCGCCGCAAGAGCACCCCCCTCATCAACTACAAAGACGGTGGGCGCTGGCCTGTCCGTACCAGCCCAGAAACCTTCTCCCAGGAGCGTCCCTCTGAGCAGTTGGGGCGCTGGCCTGCTCATTTCATTTTGAGCCATCACCCAGAGTGCAAGCAAGTAGGAGAAGATGACTGGGACTGCCACCCAGATTGCCCGGTGAGGCAGCTTGGGGAGCAGACACAGGGGCAGAGATGTCAAAACCCCTCAAGGACTGGTACAGCTTTTTCCCATGATGGTCTGTTCATGCCAGGGCAACCAGACAGGCAACCTCTCCAGCATGATGATGGTGGTGGTGCTTCCCGGTTCTTTTTGAACCTGCCCCCTGTGGACCCGGACCCTTTCTACTACTGCCCCAAGGCAAATCCAAAGGAGAAGGAGTTGGGCTGTGATGACCGGGATGAGGCGATCTGCAACGACGGGCGCAAAACCAGCATAGACAACCCCTACCAGCGTGGTGACACCATGCGGAAAAACGTCCATCCCACCGTCAAGCCCCTGAAGTTGATGCGGTATTTGTGCAGGCTCATCACGCCCCCTGGAGGCACCGTGTTGGACCCTTTCATGGGATCTGGGAGCACAGGCATGGGGGCGCTCCAGGAGGGCTTCAGCTTCCTTGGGATTGAGCAACAAGAGGAGTTCTTGGACATTGCCCGCAAGCGGATTGCTTGGGCTCTTGAACAGGCTCCTTTTGAGGAGAAAGAGCGGACCTTGCAGGTGGTCACACAGGATGAAGACGGGCAGGAGCAGGCAGAGGTGGAGGTCAAAGAAGACCGGCGCCCTGCACAGCAGTTGTCTTTTTTCAAGTGATTGAGTAGACTGTCTGGGGAGATGGAGTTGACCTGTATTAGTTTCTAATAGACCACCTTTGGGGTGATATCATGGCAAAAAGACCCAACTATGTGCCCACAGAGCGGGTGGACCTGGATGATTTTCTCTACTCTGTGGCAGACTATCCCTTCAACTTGCAGTCAGACATGAACCGTGCTGTCCTGGGAGCCGGCGTCCTGGAGGGCTTCCGCGTGCGCGTTCTGGAGCAGTCCGGCGCAAACAAGGGGCGCATTGAGATATCCAACGGGCGTGCCCTGGACTGGGGCGGGCGGTTCCTCAATGCAGAGACAGGGACCATTGCAGAGCAGGTGGTGCTGTCAGGAGTGGAACAAGAGTTCTGGGTTGAAGTGGAAATCCTGTTCATTGACGCGGACAAGGACGCACGCGCCCTGTGGGATGCGCTGATTGACAACACGGCTCCCCTGCCAGACGGGCAAGAGGTGAGCGTCCCGCGTGTGCCAACGCGCAAGATCCCCACCTGGAGGATCAAGCAACCCATCCGCTCCAACCCGGCAGACAAGAGAACGGAGTCAGGCTACAACCCGGTGGGGTTCTCCCCTTCCACAGAGCATCTGGTCCGGGTGGCTTGCATCCGTACCAACTCAAGCGGTCACATTGTCTTTGGCTCCCCAGATGATGATGAGTTTGGGAATGCCATTGTGACGCGGGCAACGGCTGAGGGTTCCTCCCGCAAGTTCATCCAGGCACCTGGGCTGGGGGAGCCCACCCAGCAGGACACCAGCGGCTTTGATCTGGTCTATGGCTACAAGCATTCAGACCAGCGCAACATGTTTTTCTCCCCCCTCCTGCCGCCCGGACCTTTGGGCTTTTCTCCCCCTGGAGACATTGCAGGCTCCATCTACAACGGCATGTGGATGAGGGACATGGGGTCTTGCCTGGACCACTTGATGACCCAGATCGGGCAGATCAAGGACGGGGCTGGACCCACGGATTTTGGGCAGTACCATGATGGACTGGTCCAGGAGTTTGGACCCAACCTGGAGTACCTCACGCTCAAAGAGGTCTATGACAACTCTTCCTCTGGCTCCCCCTTCAATGTGGACCCAGACCAGTTCATTGGATGCACCATTCAGGTCACTAGCGGGCACTGGGCGGGCTTCTATGCAGAGATACAGAACAATGAGCGCACAGCCCTTGACGGCACCACAAAGCTGTGGCTGGGGCGCAAGAGCGGCATTCCTGAGTGGAGGGATGGCATAGCTGGCAACCCAACATGTAGGGTGGTCCAGCACAAGCAAAAGAACTGGCTGGCGCCGCCCACGCCGGACTCTGCCAACCGGGGGCTCAACGCCCTGGACACTGAGGTTGTGGGAGCCCGCACAGACTACTGGTCCAACATAGGTTTCACCTACCTACGCAACCGGCTGGATGCAGGGAAGCTGGCAACCTTGACTGTAGCGCCGGAGGACACCCCCGATCTGACAACGGGTGATCCTTCCACCGCAGGCCACCCCAGGGCGGACGTGTTCTATGACAATGCTAACATCAGAGCCACCGTCAAGGCGGTGGCAGAGGACAAGGGAGGGCGCATCCACTTCAGGCAGGGAACCTATGACTTTGTGGACCAGGAGCCTGCCACAACTGTTTTTGAGCTCTCTGGGGCAGAGGGTGTCATCTTTGAAGGGGAGGGACCAGACAAGACCATCCTCAAGTACATCAACACTTCCAGCCCAGTGGAAACCCGGACCATCTTCAGTTTGGCAAACTGCCAGGACATCATCTTTAAGGACATGAAGTTTCATTCCACTGGCACGCCATTCCAGATGACCGGATGCAGCAGGATCTTTTTCATCAACTGTGAGTTTGAGGGGGATTTTGTGGACGCTGACACCCCCGTTGTGGACCTGGGGAGCGCCCTGTTTTGCCTCTTTGACTCCTGCCGGTTCTATGTGGTTGGGGAGGGCTTGAGTGCCTCCTCTTTTGGTGCCAGCATGATGCGCTACTGCCGCTTTTTCCAGCGCACGGCTTTGTCTACCCAACTCAAGTACGCTGTGGATCTTGGCAAGGTGGAGTTTTCCCATGTGGAGCACAACTACTTCAGCGGGTACTCCTCAGAGGCAGGAGTGCAGTGTGAGAACTTCACCTCTTCCCACTTCAACAACAACATCTTTGCCAGCACAGTGGCAAGCGGTGGTGACGGGCAGTTCTATGTTTGGAGCAGGGTGGAGTATTCCTTGATCGTCAACAACACCATGCGGAATGACTCCTCTGTGGCAGACAACCAGACCTTTGCCGCCATGAAGCTGAACCGGGTAGTCTACAGCAAGGTGGAGGGGCTCATCATCACAGGGGTCAAAGGGGGTGTTTCTATCACTGACAGCTTCACCTATTCCTATATGGGCAACATCCGGGCGGCGCTGACACCGGACGCTCTGGGGATCACTGTGGGCGGGACGTTTGAGAACAGCGTGATAGACAGGTGCTATCTGCGCCATGACGGTGGAACTTCTGCAAGGGGGATCTACCTGACAGGCAGAGTCTACAACGGCTTTGTGGTGGGCAATGATATCCGTGGGTCCGCCAGCATTGGCAACGCCATTGAAATAGCTTCCAATGATGTGAACAACGCAGTCATCAAGGGCAACATCATAGACACTGTGAATGGTGGGATCTACATCAACGGAGCCACCAGTGGCACGTCCCTGTTCATCCATGACAATCTGGTCCGCAACTCCAGTGTGGCGGCGTTTTATTTCAAGTTCAACACGTTCATGGAGCATGTGTCCATTGTAGGCAACAAGGCTCCAGGAGTGTCCAACCTTGGAATGGCATTTGATGTGACGGGCACAAACCTTGGGCAGTTCCTCATCAGTGGCAACACCATTGTTGCCACGGGCAGGGCGCTGGAGGTTCTGTCCACCAGTGGTGGCTACATGATTTACAGTCAGATCACCAACAACCTGTTCTCCTCTGCCAACTACAGTCCTGTGGCTATTGGAACTACTGCCACCAGTGCCGTGCCCACCTCCACAGGTGCCCCAGGCACCTCTTTTGAATTCCAGTCATCTCTTTTCAAACACAACATCTGTCATGCTTCTGGTTCAACCCTGGGGAACCTCTGGTTTGCGTACCTGGACAAGGCTGTGGTGGACAACAACTTGGTGGTGGGGAACCAAGTGACCCGCTCTTTGCAGGTTGTTGAGTACCTTCAAGACTCTTCCATCAGCCTCAACATGGTGCAGGCATGGACCAATCCTGCAAGCGGGATCTACCTGGAAACCAAATCAGACGGGAAAGTGCGGCTCATTGGCAACCATGTGATGGTAGAGCGGACGGGCGCGTCTGGTATCAAGGGGATCTATCTCTATGGGACTGCCACGGCGGGCGGTCATGTGGTAGCCAACAACCAGTGCTTTGGTCCAGGCCAGTCAGAGACGGGCTCCCGTGGTTTTGACCTTGCCAACATCCAAAGCAGTACCATTGTTGGGAACTATGAAGAGGACTTCCAGTCTGGCTACCATTGCCGTGACGCTGACAACTGTATGGTGTCTGGCAACATGGCAAAGAACAATGATGACACTGTGGGCTACTATGTGTTTACAGACGCCACCCGTTGCCGTGGCGGCAGCTTGATCACAGGAGTCAGCGGTGTGCCGGCGGCTCCCACGGGCTTCTTTGGTGATCCGGGTCCGGGAGCCGGTGACGCCCGGAACAGCATCAGTCCATACAACATGTGGGCAACATGATGAAAGTGTGCTACAACAAAGGAAACCTGCTGGTTTCATCCTAAACAGGTTTCTTGTCTTGGTTTCAGAATGCCCACCTACCTTGCCTTTGGTGGGCATTCTCATTTGTTCTGTTGGAGTTCTGTCATGAGTGACCAAAAGAGAATCATCACGGACACTTCCCAGTCCACCCCTTCTCCCTTCCAGAAAGATCCGCCTGGTGTCATTCAGGTGCGCTCCATTCAGGGGCACACCTACTTCCTTGGGTTGCGTGAGATTATCCCAGAGGATTTGATGTGGCGCAGGCAAAACTCCAGGGTTCCTGCGCTTGTGTGCTTGCAGAAGGACAATAGCTGTGACTGTCCCTATGGGTGCGTGAAAAAGATGAGTGCCCGGTGCATCTGGCTGTTCCGGCGGCGTCCCAAGCTGAAGCAGATCATGATCTGCATCAAGCGGGAGGAGTCAGAGTTGCAGCGCCCACTCCCACCTTTCCGGCACACAATGGGGATGGTCCGCCCGTACACAGTGGAGGACATGGAGAAGGGGATCAGCCGCTACAGGCATGAGCGCATGATGCGGGAGCAGTTTGAAGACCAGTTCCAGCGCAAGGTGCCACGCATCTGGATTGTTCGCATCCCCTCCAACTTCACTGAACAGCCACAGCCCTACACCATTTTCAGGGGCAACTATGACGGGCTGTGTCAGGCACTCAAGCCATCATACCCAGAGGACATTCTGGTGGACGTGAGCTACTGGTCTGGTTCTTTCTGAAAAATTGCCCTTCTGTCTACTAAGTTACTCCAGACAACAAAACCAGCACAGGAGGTGTGCATGAGTGCAAAACTTGGAGGAAAAGCTGGGGACGGGCTCCCCCAGATTGGCGGAAAATCAGGAAAAACAACAATCCCCAGAGCGGCGCCACCGCCCGTGAAGATGACAGACAAGACCCGTCCTGCCACAGTGGACCCAGCCCAGCTTGTGAACATTGATGACATTCCGGCTCTGTTCAAGACCATTGAGCGCATGATGCGGGGGTTGCGTGACCTCAACGCAGAGATGTTGCTGAGGATGGGCTCTGGGGAAGAGGTGTGGCTGGTGCCAGCGTACACACAGGAGCCAGGGGAGGACGGGCGCAAGGAAATTTCTTTTGAGGATGCTGCCAAGATCACGGTGCTCTGTGCATCCTTTGGTGGGACAGTGGAGTCCTTGCGCTTTCTGAGCCCAGAGGAGCGTGTGACGCCCCCAGAGGAGCCAGAGCAGGATGATGACGCCTCCCCGCCTCCACCGCCCCTTCCTGGAGCCTCTGCGTCCTCTGTGAAGGTTTCTGTGGAGTGTGCAGACCCGGAAGACCCCCCAAAAGACGGACCAGAGAAGGTGGACACCAAGAACCAGGGATCGCTTTTTAGCTGAGTCCTCTGAAAAATTGCCTTTGTTCGTATTAGGTTCTAATAGGCAAGGTAAAACGGAGGTGAAAATGATTGAGCAACAACTACAGTTTTCAGAGCAAAGCGTCAAGATGGCTTTGAGTTCCAAGAGGTTCCTGGCTGAGGCGTGTGTGGAGACGGTCCTGATGGAAGCTGACTTCCCCCACATTCTGGAGCAGGTGCGCGGGTGGGATTTGACCCGGAAAAAGCGCACGATCATGAATGTGTTGAAGACCCACACTCCAGCAGAGTGTGTTGATTTCAGGGGCTTGCGGATGTTCTCCACCACAGAATGGTGGATTGCCATTGTCAAGTTGACCCCCACGTTCAGCACAGGACTGCGGAAGGACCAGGACGTGTTCCTGCTTTTGCGCGGCTGGAACAACGTGCATGGCATTGCTGTGGACTGTCCGTCTTTTGGGACCAAGGACATGCTGCAAGAGGAGATGGCGGAGAAGATTGAGCCCAAGCGTGACAAGGGCTACAGGGTGATCTTTACGCTGGAGAACCTTGCTCTGGGGACGGGTGGTGTTGCTCTGCCCGCCATTCCTGGCCTTTCTGAACCAGTGCCGGACCCCACCCTTTCATCCGTTGAGGAACTGATGAAGTCTGTGGATGAGGATGAGGAGGAAGAGGTCACACTGCCGCCCAAGGCTTCCAAGAAAAAGCCCAAGGTCAAAAAGAAAAGCGCCTCCAAGAAAAAGAAGGATGAGGAGAAGGTGAAGGTGGATGAGACACCGCAGCCATCCCCAGAAGAGGCGGACACTGCCCAGGAAGAGATGGAGCGCAAGAAGCGCCTGCGGGAAAAGATGAAAAAGAAGAGGAAAGAAAGTGAGTGGTAAACTGAAACTACACATCCGCCCAGAGCGGTCTTCCATTCTGGAGGGGCTCAACGCCAAGGCTCACAGCATTGTGAAGACCCTCTGCCGGTTCCGCCCCAAAGGGTTCCGGTTCTCTGAGAAGTACAAGAGGGGGCTCTGGGACGGGTGGATCAATCTGGCAAAGACCTATGGCGTCAACAAGACCTACTTCCCCACGGGGCTGGCTCCGCAGGTCTACCAACTTCTGGAGAATGAGGGAGTGCGCCCCCAAGTAGAGAACCTGCGCGTCAAGCCCTCTCCTTCCCGCAAGCCTTTGGTAGATGATCTGGATGGGATCACGTTGCGTGACTACCAGGAGGAACTGGTCCTGTCTATCACGGAGCCCACCATGATGTCAGACGGGATCTTCTCCTCCGTGGGTCCGGACTACATTCACATTTTTGATGGAACGGGGAAGCCCACGCACTACCGCAATCCAGGGATGGGGATTTGGGACTCTGCCACCGGCTCCGGCAAGACGGAAGCTGCCGCCATGTTGGTGGGAAGACTGGCTGTCCCTACCCTCTTTCTGGTCTATGGAAATGACCTTGTGACCCAGACAGCAGAGCGGTTCCGTGCCCGCCTTGGCACCTGGATGAGGGACCAGGGTGTCCGTGTTGGAGTGACCATTGACGGCAACCTCAACACAGGGTTCATCACCGTGGCGTCCAGTGCAACGCTGGCGGCGCTGGTCAAAAACAATGACAAAAAGACATTAAACTGGCTCAAGACAATCCAGTTGCTCATCCTGGATGAAGCCCACCAGGGCGCAGCAGACCGGGTTCAGAACGTGGCAGGCAAGTGTCCAGCCTACTACAGGATCGGGATGAGCGGGACGCCCCTGAGCCGCTCAGACGGGCAAGACCTGAAGATTGTAGGAGCCTTTGGAGATGTGACTGTGAAGATCACCAACGCCCAGATGCTTGAGAAAGAAGTGATCCCCCCTGCCAAAATCTACCTGTTTCCAGTCAAGGGGGACATCAAAGCCCCCCGTGGGACGCCCTGGGATCGCATCTATGAGGATGGGGTGGTCTATCATTCCCCCCGGAACCTGCTTATCATCCGGCTGGTCCAGCGTGCCTATGCAGAGGGCAAGCGTGTGCTGGTCATCTTCAAGCGGCACGCCCACGGGGAACTGCTCTCCCAGCTTCTTTGGTGTGAGGAAGACGTGCATGGTGAGCACACATTCATCCCCCATGAGGTGTTGCAGGGCACCCCCATCCAGCATGAGCGTGTGGACGGGCGTGATGCAGAAGACCACCGGCAGGATGCGATCAAGCAGTTCCGGGCGGGGATCTTCAAGGTCTTGTTGGCTTCAGAAATTTTCAACACCGGGCTGGATATCCCGGAGGTTGACGTGTTGATCAATGCGGCTGGCTCCAAAGAAGTGATCCCGGTCAAACAGAGGCTTGGCAGGGGGCTCCGTGGTGACAGCTTGGAAATGTATGATTTTGCAGACCTACAGCACAAAACCCTTGCCTCACATGCGCGGGAGCGGCTGCGTATCTATCAGGGGGAGTCCTGCTTTGAGGTTTTGCCAGGAGAGTTGTAGAGATGACCAAAGAAGTAGAAGGACAGCCGTTGGAAATCACCGCCGGTGCCGCCATCCTTGGGGAGAATGAGGCGGAGTCAAAGGAACTGGCGATCAAATCTGCCGCCACCATCATCATGCTGGATGAGGGGTGCAACATGGAGGAGGCGCTGGTCAAGGCGCGGCAGCAGATCACCCCCCAGATTACTCCTCAGCCACCTCCAGAGGAGCCCCCAGTCCCACAAAATGAGGAGGTGGAGGATGCTGTGCTGATTGAGGCGGAAGAGGAGTGGGAGGAAGAGGAGTGGGAGGAAGAGGAACTGGAAGAGGAGCGCCCCCCGGTGGAGGTCTACTCCCCTGATGAATGGCAGCAGACCAGCACCGGGCACATGGCTGGGGAGCCCCTGGAACAGGCGGAAGATGACGGGCTCATTCCTGCCCAGGTTGTGGAGGCGTACAGGCCAGATCCCAAGACCCCCACCTGGGGTGTGGGCAAGCACGGTGAAGCCATCATCCTCTTTGAGGGGTGTAGCTGGCACAAGAATGAGGACCAGTGGTATTGCAATGACCTGACAGTGCCAGAGGATGAGGTTCCGCCTGTTCTGGAGGAGTTATGGGGCACAACGTCAAAGCCCGCAGAGCACAAGCCTGGAGAGCCCTGGCTTGGACCCAGCACCACCAAAAGTTCCCGCATGACCATCCACTTTGAGGGGGAGGAGTGGTTCTACTCAAAGAAGCACATGCAGTGGTTTAGGGACGGCAAAAAGGTGGAAACAACGGAGGTGCCTGGTGTTGTGCGGGGCTATTTGGGGGCAGTCCACAAGGAAGCCAGAGCCATCCACCGGGAGAGCCCACCACCGTCCACAATGGTAGAAGAGGGGGAGTTGGAACTGGCTGGAGGGCTCCTGGAGTATGAGAAGGAGATGATTGGCAGAGCGGTAGCAAAGCCGATCCTGCCGGACTGGGTTCTGCGGACAATGGCAGTGACCTGGAGCCGGTGTCTTTCCGCCATGCAGGAGCGTGGTGAGTGGCAGGGAGCCCTGGCAAAATCCTTTCAGGCGGAAGCCTACCCTGACGGCTCCCTGATGCTCTCTCCTTTTGCTATGCCCTCTGGTGTGGTCATTGTCACAGATGAAGACATCCGCGCCCCTTCCCGTGCTGCGGTAGCCCCCACCCCCTACACTGAGCCTGCCGCAGCGTCCACCCCCAGCCGTGGCAAGAAAAAGCGCCGCAAGCTGTCCCTGGACTAGAAAAATTCTGTCTTTTCGTATTAGATTCTAATAGACCACCCCAAGACACAGGAGGTGAACCATGCCCACTGTAGACATGGTTTTTGTGTGGCAAGATACCCCCGGAAAGATCAATGTGATCGTGCCGGTTCCCAACTCCCCCATCTGGATGACCTGGCTGGAGAGGCAGGACGCCTCTTTGCGCCGGTGGGTTGACCCCCCTGGCTACTGGGTCTTTGATGAGTCCCTGCAACCGTCCCTCAATGAGCGGTTCATTGCTTCCGGGTGGTTTGTGAATCACGGTCCACCAATGGGATGGTCCACCGGACCAAGCAATCACCGTGTGTTGGGTCCACCCACACTTGTCCCGGACAACTACAAGACCCTGCACCTGCTTCCCTCTGCTCCAGAGGAAGTTGTCAAGGCGGCATACAAGGCGCTGATGAGGCTGGGGCACTCTGACAAGACCAATGGCTCAGATGAGCGGGCAAAGGCTCTCAATGAGGCGCGTGACGCCATCTACAAGGAGCGTGGTTGGTGAAGTGGCCTGACAAGGATGTGGTGGTTCCACAGGAGCCTCCACCCAAGAGGGAAAAGAAAAAGCGGGGGCTGTCCGTACAGGAGAGAGAAGAGGTGGTCCAGAAGGTCTGCTCCCAAGCTGTGGCGCCGCCAGCCCAGAAGCACGCCCAGCCCAGACGGGCGGCAAAGCAGGTGGCTCAACTCTACTCCCAGAAGCACGCTCTCTACCACCGGCACCGGGCAACTTCCTGGCAAAGAGCCATTGAGAACCGTGGCGTGCTGGGGTGTTGTGCCAAGGTAGTGGCGCAGGCTGATGTTCTCCAGGTTGAGGTTGAGGACTATGTGGAAGCCCAGTTCTGGTGGTTTGACACCGCTTTTGGGCGGGCTCCCAGCTACAAGGAACTGGCTGGACCAAAGGCCACCTACAGGTGGAAAGCATGGCGCGTGGCGCGTGTGCATGGAGAGGCGCACCAGAAGACTGTTCATGTGGCAACCGGCGGCACGTTCAACCCCCAGGATACTTCTGTGGCAGATGAACTGGAAGCTGAGCTGAAGACGCTGGAGCGGCTGGTGAGGCAGTGGGGCTCAGAGGAGGAGGTCTGGAGACTCATGGGGGACCAAGGTGTGTTCTCAGATGCGTTCATGCAGACCCGCCCGCTTTGGGTGAAAATGACTGAAAAATGAGGGAGGATGAGATGACCCCAGAACAGATGTTTGAGGCGGCTGATGCTGCCCGTGTTAAGCTGCAAGACGAACTGGAAGACAAAGGAATTGACGCCTATGTGTTCCTGGAGTTGCAGGTCACACCCTATGGCTTGATCGTGGTGCCCAACTTTGATGCTCATGGGACCATGCAGCAAGCCGTTGGGTTGGTTCAACTTTTGGACCGGCAACTGACAAGTTTTTTAGGATCGGATCGCTTGTTTCAAGGGGTGATGGTGACAACCATGTTCATTGAGAAGTGCCGGGAGGAGTAGTTGGGGAGGCATACCTTGACCCGGCTGGACCAAGCGGTCAACCACTTCATTGCCGTGTGCCAACAGCAGGGCTTTGGCTTCCTGGGGGACGGGAAGGGAGTGAGTGTTGGTGGCTACTACAGGAATGATGGTGGGAAGGAGATTTGGGTCTACATGGACCCACGCTGGAGCCCCCAACAGCGGGATGATTTTGTGAGCTTTTTCATGCTTGAGGGCTTAGTGCTGGACTGGCAAGGGTTCCCCCTCAAGATTAAGAAATAGGAGACAAGAGGCATGGCAGAGGACCAAGACGGCAAGCGTGAGGCGCTGGGTGTGGATGACTGGGGCTGGACAAAACCCAAGATCAAGGTGCCCAACTACCGGGATCTGCAACTCTATGGTGGTGAGGACAAGAATGTGGAGGTGGAGCCTGCTAAGAGTACAGAGCAGAAGATGGCAGCACAAATCCGGGTGTTGCAGCACAACAACACGCGCCTGGAGGCGCGTGTGGCAGAACTGGAGCAGATGCTCTATGGCAAGCCTGCCCGGTCTATCATCCAGCCAAGAGTGACCGGCTTTGGCAAGACGCATGACCTGTGGGAAGGTGATGGGGTGGTGGTGGCTTTGCCTCCAGAGGGCACACCAGAAGACAGCACCGTTGCCATGAGCAGGCAGGTTGGGCTTTGGGCGTCCCGTCAAAGATTCTCTGTTCTGGTTGGGGTGGCGTCTAAAGGTGAGGAGCACAGCAAGGTGGAAATGCCCCTGGTGCCTGGTGTTGTGCAGGAGTGGTGGGCTCATGAACACAAGCGGGGCGTTGCTGTCTACAAAAGCCCTGCTTTTTCAACTGTAGAGGAGTATGACAAAGAAGACTCCTTCCGCAGTGAAGTGCTGGGGCGTCCATACTTTGAAGATGAGGAGGACACATCATGATCTGGGTCTACATCAACTGGTGGCTGGTTCTGGCGCTGTTTGTGCCGTTCTGGCTTTTGCAGAACATCATCCATGAAATATCCCACGGGCTGGTGGTGTTCAGCCGGGGCTGGGGGTTCCAAATCTACCCGGTGTTTCACTGGGCACACAGGGACAATGGGCGGGCACGCTACTTCTGGAACCCTCCCCCGCGTCAGCAACGCAAGGTGGGGGAGTGGCAGTGGTATTTTGCCCGTGTGGTCTACAAGCAGGATGAGGGGGCAAAAGACATCACTCCCAAGGGCTGGCTTTTGGTTGCCCTGGCTCCGCGCATCACCAACACCATGTTGATGGTAGCCATGTTTGTGGACCACCAGATGACCCGCCCAGACTCCTCCCTCCAGACCATCTATGCACTTTGTGGAGCCTGCCAGTTGGTAGATGGTCTTGCTGGTATCCTCTCCATTTTCTGCTGGTGGGAAGACCGCAAACACACAGACATTTGGCACATCTATGAGCGGAGTGGGCTCTCCAGGCGCACCATTCAGATCCTTGCTGCCGGGTGGTTTCTTTTGATGGCTGTGATTTTTTGCGCCCCTCTCTACTAGCTTCTGTCAGGAGGCTACGCATGAACTACATAGAAATGATGGAGTATCTGGTGGAGGTGATGGGGCAGGCGGCAGCGCAGGCCACCGTCACCCTACCTCATTTTTGCCTGAAGGGTATTCTGGGGGCGCTCCGGGCCGACTGCCAGGAGTCTGCCCTGATTCTGGAGAATCTGCCGGAGGACAAGCTGCGTGAGTTGATCCTGGACAATGATGAGCGCAACAAGGTGCTGACTCCCTTTTTCACAATGGTCTTTTTTGTCCGGACGTTGATGGACCTGAAGCTGGTGAAGGATGACGGGATGACGTGGTTTGCCAAGATTGTGTTCCAGATTCAGCCGCTCTTGGTGATGGCAACCCAGATGATGGCGGAAGGGATTTTGACGGAGCCCCTCTGGGAGTACCAGACAAAGGAGTTTGAAGCATGACGGTTCCTGTCAGGTTGGTAGCCCTGCTCAAGCAGATAGGCGGTGGGCAGGTCAAACGTCCCAACAGTTTGGAGGAGTTAATCCAGGAGGCACGTCAACGGGGTTTTGATGACGTTGCCAACTGGTTGGAAGCCAACCCAGCTCAGTTTGAGTTTTGGATGGCTGCGATTGCAACCGCCCCCAAGTAGGGGGCAGAGGAGTCTTTTTACTATGTCAGTTCCAAGTTACCATTTGCTGGAAGAGGAGGTGCAGTTGGACATTCTGCGCCTCATGGCAACGGACCCGGTGTTTTCCAATGCGGCGGGGCACTGGGTGGACCCGCTCTACTTCCCCCGTGATGTTCACCAGGAAGTGGCGCGGATGATGCTGGAATTCTACAAGACCTATTCCATGCCCCCCACGCACTCCCAGGTCCAGTCCATGCTGCGGGAGAGAGTCAGCTATGGGGCAATCCCCAAAGAGGACGCCAGCAGGCTGCAAGCCCTGCTCAAGCGCATCTATGATGAGCCCCTCTCTGGAGCCCGTGAGTACACCCTGGACACCATTCAACGCTTTGCCCGCCACCGCTCTTGGGAGCAGGCCATTGAAGCCAGTCTGCCCTTCCTGGAGGCTGGTGAGTATGACAAGGTGGATGAGGTTATGCTGGGGGCTCAGTCTGCTGTGGTGGACATGGACGCTGGGGGCTACTGGTTTTTTGAGGCTCAAGAGGAACGCCAGCGCCGGCGGGGCACGGAGGATGAAAAGAAGGTCTACCCCACGGGCATTCTGGAGATTGACTTTCACCTGCGCCGGGGTGGATTGGTCTACCCAGAGGTGGGGATCTTCATGGCTCCCAAAGGGAAAGGCAAGAGCATTGGACTGGGGCAGGTGGCGCGGCGTGCCATCTTTGAGGGTGGCAAGGTGGCGTTTTACAGCTTTGAGATGGCAACGGACCAGTGTGCAGACCGCATGGACTCAGGCTTCACGGGCGTACCCATGTGGGAGTTGAAGCAGGATGAGGAGACGCTGCAAGAGCGGCTTTCCACCATAGGGCAGCGGTTCCCCATGTCATTGATGATCAAAGAGTATCCCACCAAGAGCAGGACCATTGATGATATCCGGCGTCACCTCAAGACCCTGGAGCGGGTCCACAGGTGGAAGCCAGACATGATTGTGGTGGACTATGCTGGGATCGTCAAGCCCAAGGTGTTCCGGGACCAGCGCCACATTGAGTTGCAGGAAATCATTGAGGACTTCCGTGGGCTCTGCGGGGAAATGCAGTGTGTGGGGTGGACTGCCGCCCAGATCAACCGGAGCGGAGCCAAGAAGGAGACTGCGGATGGCACAGATGCAGCGGCAAGCTGGGACCAGTTAGCCACGGCAGACTATGTGTTTGTGATCAACCAGACCCGTGAGGAGCGCACCAGGGATGAACTGCGCCTGTTTGTGGACAAGGCGCGGGATGGGCGCAGTGAGATCACCATTGGACCGCTCCAGTGTGATTTTGCCCGGATGACACTTGCCCGCAGGAGCGGAAAGACCCCCAAGCAGTTGCGTGCAGAGTACAAGAGGCGGAAGGAGGAAGCACGGCTGAAAAAAGAGGAAAAGAAGTGAAAATTTGCCCGTGAGTCTATTAGTTTCTAATAGAAAGGGCAAAGGAAATGAGTTTTGACGCACGTTCATTTTTGGCTGCACACGGCATTCCTTACAAGCTGTCACAGGGCGGGAGCGGAGATGAAGCCCGTATGCCTTGCCCAGTCTGTGGCGGCTCCAAAAATCCTTTTGCAATCAACTTCTCCAAGGGCACGGCTGTCTGCTACAGGTGCCAGTGGGTTCCCAAAGACCCCAAGGATCTGGTCCAGCAGTTGACCCACTGCAATCCATTCCAAGCAGAGGTGATCGCCCACAAGTTCCGTGGGGACAGGGGGCGCTCCGGCGGCTCCTTCACTGCGGCGGTGCGCTCCCGGCTCTCTGGGGGAAAGATGCGTGGGCAGATACCCTCAGCCCAGGAGCCGGTCCATGTGGAAGAGAAACCCCCCTTGGAGTGGCCTGCCAGCTACTACCCACTTGGACACCCGGATATCCCAACTGTGAACGCCTATGCCTTTTCACGGGGCTTTTCAATGAAGCTGATGGTGCGGCTGAGGTTTGGGGGGTGTCTCTTTGGCAGGTATGCAGGTTGCTTGGTGATCCCAGCTATGCACGGGGATGAGCTGATGTTCTGGCAGGCGCGTGATGCGCTCAACCGGGAGAACTTCCCCAAGTACCGCTCTCCCAAAGGGTACTCACCGGCGGTCTGCCTGTTCAACCTGGATGAAGCCACAACCTACCCGGAGACGGTGATCTGTGAGGGTGTTTTCTCAGCCATGAGGGTGGGGCAGGATGCGGTTGCCTGCTTTGGCAACAAAATCAGCAGGCACCAGATCAAATTGCTGATGGACCGTGGCGTGACCAGGGTGGTTTTGTGTTTTGACCCGGACACATGGACACTTCCAAGGGCAGTCATTGAGCGGGGAATTGTGGGGATGAAGCCCCCCATCTACAATGCTATGATGTTCTTGATGGACGCCTTTGAGCAGGTGCGTGTGGTGAAGCTGAAGGACGGTGATCCTGATGACACAGGCCACCCCAAAATGCGGGAACTGATTGACAACGCCCCAGTGGTAAAAACACGCGCAGACATGGCGCGTTTGATGATGTCTTGAGGAGGATGTGATGGGATTGGAATTGACGGCAGAAAGGGACCGGCTCATGGAAATTTCGGCTCTTGCCGGCGGCATAATTGTGAAGCAAGAGGACAGCCTGTTTTCCAGGGTATTGCTCAAAAAGGAGGACGGAGCCCTGCGTTTGGAGGCGGGGAATGTTGAGTTGTTTCACCAGGCTACACTCCTGGGAGAGGATGTGGAGTCCACAGAAGGGGAGGTGGCAATCCTCTACAAGGATTTCATGAGCGTGGTCAACTCCATGCCCAAGGGCAAGGTCAAGGTCTTGGAGCAGGGGAAAGAGGTGCGGGGCAAGCCCGTGCTGACAGTGAAGGGACCAAAGCGGATCAAGTTCAACCTTGTCTACCAGCCAGAAAAGAAGCCCGCCCTGGGCTTCCCCAGTTTTGACTCTGTGCAGACCTTTGGTGATTTTTCAGTGGATTTTCTGCGGACCCTGCTGGAGATTCTGAGCCCAGTGACCCAGAAGGGAAAAGAGGACTACAAGCGGTTTGGGGTCCGGGTGGAGCGGGTTGACGGGGGGCGCCACCTGCGGATGGTGCTGACAGATGGGCACCGGCTCATCCTGGTGGATGGTGATGCTTCTGCGCCAGAGGAAGACCCCTTGACGGATGGGATCATCTTTCCCCCGTCCTTTGTCACCCAGCTACAACGGATCTGCCAGGTGCTCCCTCCAGATGAGACACTGGGGCTGTTCCTTGGGCGTGAAGGAGGGCAGAAGTTCTTTGTCATAGAGTACAAGGCAGAAGGGCTCTGCTACTTCACAGCGTGCCTTGAGAATGAAGCCTCAGCTTTTCCGGAATACAAATCCATCTCCTTCAGCCAGGTGGGGCGCTACCACGTTCTTGATTGCAGAGGGTTGCAGGAAGCTGTGGGACGCCTGACACCGTTGACCAACGTGGGGGATTTGACCTTTGTCCCTGAAGAGGACGGGGGCTATGTGGCAGTGCAAGGGGTCCGCAGCAGGGCACTGTTCAGCCGGGAAGAGGTGGAGATGGAGCGCACGTTGGGAGCGCAAAGGGGCACCTACAGCTTGGTTGAACTGGAGGAGGCGGAGCAACTGCGGATGGGAGTGGACCTGGGCTACTTTGCAGACGCCCTGAAGACGCTCCACACGCCCAAGGTTGCCCTGGGGATGACCTCACCCCTGGAGCCTCTCTTTGTCATTCCTTATGTGGACGCTGCGGCAAACCTGCCGGGTTTTGTGCAGAACCACATCCATGTCATCATGCCTGTGAGGGCTGACTGGAACCAGGAGGAGCCATGATTTGCCCAGTCTGTGGAGCGTTGATGTTTACCCCTGAGCCTGCCTACCTCTTCAAAGACAAAGAGTTCAATGTCCCAGAAGACAAGGTGCTGTCTGGCTGTCTGTGCTGGGTTCAGGTGGAGGAACTGGAGAACGCCTATCAGGTGGTGAAGGAGACGTTGGCAAGGACCGTGAGGGAGCACCTCTATGGGGAGACGTGGGATGAGATTTTGGAGGAGGTGGGGCAGATGGCTCCAGGCACACCCATCCGGGAGTTTGTCTTGCGGAAGCGGACCCTGCTCACGCGGGCGCGTGACAAGATTCAGGAGTTGCGCGGCAAGGAAGCTGAAACCCGCCATGTTGCTCAGGCAAAGAAGACCGCCCGCAAAAAAGGCATTAGTGGCAAAGAGTTGAGCCTGCGGGAGTTCATGGACAGCTTTGATCCCAAGTGAGCAAAAAATCCCCGTTGCTTGTCTCTAAGAGTGGCAGACGGCTGGTAGCTCAATGGGAAACAAGAGCGCCACTGCATCAGGACGCTGGTAGGTTACTCCAGCGTGATGGCGCCCATGCTGGAGCGGCTGAAGAGGTGGCAGATGCGGGTTCGACTCCCGTCCAGCCGGAAAGACCATGACCCAACACAAAGGAGACAAAATCAATGCGTGACCCCTTTGCCAACTATGACGCTTGGAAGACAGCCTGCCCCCCAGAACCCCCGGAGCCCCCAGAGCAAACCTTCACCTACAATGAAGAGGATGAGGTCTGGGAATGGACCTGTGAGGACGGCTCCTCTGGCACCGTTTACCTGCTCCCGGAAGCTGATGAGGATGCTCTGCTGGAAGCCAGCTATGATGACTGGCTGGGACAGGCCAGTGCTGCGGCAGAGGAAGAGTATGAGCGGGAAGCAGAGGGCATGTATGAAGACTGGGAAGAGTGGGGGAGCAAATGAAGCCAAAGATGTTGATGGTTGAGCATTCTGGCTGCATGACCCAGTTGGTGGGGCATGAGGGGATGGGCAAGACAGAGATGTGGACAAGGATACTTGCACAAGCAAAAGGAGAAGACGTGAGCGGGAAAAGCAACGGCTCCAATGACCCCTGGATGAGTTACCTGACAGAAAACTGCCCCCCGGAGACGGAGGAAGATCGCGCCTTGACGGAAGCAGAGGAGAAGGAGTGGTTGGACAAAGTGGAAGCTGATGCGGACGCTGAGATGGAACACCTCTTCAAGACATTGAAGTTTTCCAGCTTGCAGTGGGATGCTGAAGAGGAAGCATGGTACTTCTATGAAGAGACGCACGGCATAGAGGGCTGGGCGCGGGCTCCCCTGGCGTGCTCCCAAGAGGAATTGCTGGAAGCCTGCAAGAAAGAGTGGGTGGAGTGCCAGATCCCCTGAGCCCCTGACAAGCCCTACCAGATCCGATCCGATCCTGCTACTTCCAAACAAATCCCAAAAAATCCCGGTTCCTCAATTCTAAGTCTTAGCGAACCTGACACCAAGACAAGACATGGAGGTCAAAACATAATGTATCTTGGAACTTGTATCATCACTGTGATTCTTTTTTGGGTGATCCGCAAGGTTCGCTATGATGCTTCTTGCCCGTTGCAGACCGGCGCTGGGCTCTCTGTCCTTTTGATTGTCCTTCTGCCAGTCAGCCACCTTCTTGGGCACGTCCTTGATCTTCCCCTGGTGGGAATGGACCTGCTCTGCATCAGCATCCTGGGGCTGGTAGCCATCATCAAATCTGTCAAGCAAGGTCCGGTTCTCCTGACTGTTCCCGCAGCTTGGCACCTTCTCTTCTGGACTACAATCTAAAAAATCCCGGTTCCTCATCTCTAAACACAAGGCAGAACAACCATTTTTGGAGAAAGACATGGACCCCCAAGCAATACTTGAAGCCATAGGCAACTACCAAGAGACTGGCAACCCCTTGGATTTTGAAGTGACCCCCCGCGTGGTGCTGGCTCTTGCCAAACACCTGCACAAGCTGGAGCGGGAAGACCGCACCCTCACCTTCTGTGACTGCTGCTTCATTGAGAACCCCAAGGTGCGGGCGGTGGGCTACAGTGACGGTGTTTCCTTCCATGTGGAAGATGATGAGACGCTGTGTTGTGGCGGCGCTGTCCGTGATGGCAGCGGGCTTGTGTGCCACTTGGAGGAAACCTACCTGGACACTGATGAACTGTGGGAAGCCTATGAACTTCTCAATGACATTGACCAAGACAACCAATAGACGGAGAAACCAATGAAACTGAAAGACTACATGAGAAACCAGATGCTCCAAGACAGTGGAGCCCTGGATGGCATTTGCAAGGGCTGTGGCGCTGATGATGATGACCTTTGTGTGTGTGACCGCACCTTTGAGATTGAAGCCGCAGGCGTGACCGGAGAGTGCAAAGGCGTTGAGGTCTTTGCTGAGTTTGTTCCGCGCCCCCAAGAAGAGGAAGCCATCCGCAAGCTGAACGTGGGCTTTGCCTGCAAGTTTGGTGATGAGATGGTGCGCCGCACCGCCTGAAAAATCCCCTTTCCCTGTCTCTAAGCGTGAGCAAGAACTTTTTCAATAGGAGAAAAAAGACTATGACCACCAACGTCAACAACAATCCCCAGCCCCAAGACGCCCCCGTTGCCGTGATGAAAGACTCCCAGCTCAACAAGCTGGCTGGCCTGCTCATGGGCTACTACAACGGCAAACCTGGAACCATTGAGATTGTGATGGATACCTGTGGCAAGTGGCCTGCCACCCGCTACTATGAGGATGTCAACCGGGTCATTAAGGCTGAGGACGCCTCCTACTTCCTGCCCCTCCTGGAGCAGATCGGCGTCACCAACACCCAGGGTTCCCCTGTTGGACCCAAGCTGGAGCGTGCTGCCCGGTTGGTGGGGCTCCACATCAACATCCGCTACAGTGACACCACAGGCCAGGATGAAATCCGCCTTTCCCATGACCCTGATCAATTCATTGAAGAGTGAAAAATCCCCTTCCCGCCTATTAGATTCTAATAGAGAAAGGAGGTGGCTTGTCATGCCAACCTTGAACCCTATGACCATTGAAGAGGCTACAGACGCCAGTTTGAGAGGGGAGAACTGGTTCCTCTACATGATTTGTGTCACAGCCAAGAGCAACAAGTTCTGGGCAACCTGGGGCAACGGTACGGAAACCAGTTTTGTGCGCTATGGTGCCCGTGGCGGGACGCCCACCACTATCATCAAAGACAAGAACTACAGCTTCAAGACTGCACTCAAGAAGATGAACCGCAAGAAGGACCACTACATCATGCCTGCGGACCCGGAGAAGGTGCTGGAGTGGGACAGCGGAACCCTCAGCTTTGAGGCGCAGCTTGCGGACCCACCCCCCCCGGCAGCTACCGCTATGGCGGCAACCCCCAAAGGGACGGTTGAGGTCAAGGCGCGGCGCAAGCGGAAGACCCGCAGGGCTGGAGGAGCGGCGGAACAGTTTGCCTACAAGCAGGGCAAGAAGGTGGAGGAGTCACTGGACCTGGACCGGGTGGTCATCAAAGATGAGCCTGCCAAGCCGGAGGAAACCCTCTCCCCAGAGGAGCGTCTGCGGCGGAAAATGAAAAAGAAACAACGGGCTTCAGAGTGGTGATCTTTTTTGTGAAAAATTCACCTTCCGCCTATTAGTTTCTAATAGACCAAGACAAGGCAAGATGGAGGAAACCATGAGTGTGAAAAAGGAACCTGTGGCAGTTGAGCCTGCCAGCCGTGAGGATGAGAAGACCGGGGGTGTTGCAGCAGAGGTGAAGTATAGCAGTGAGGGTTTGCCCGTGTGCCGTCTGTGCGGTGAAGCCATCCGGGAGATGGCTCCCCACATTGAGAAGATGCACGGCATGTCACCAACGGACTACCAGGAACGCTATCCGGACTGGCCTTTGGAGCCCCTGACACTGGGCGCTGCCATCCGTGAGGGCTCCCTCTCCTACCTGGACCGTCCCAAAGAGCAGTACAGTGTGCTGGAAACCTTTGGGTTCTACTGGAATGAGAAAAAGAAAAAAGACAAGATGGTGTGGGGCTACAAGAGCCCAGGACCGCTCACTCCACCCATTGATCCCACCTATGTCTTCAACCCGGAATACACGCCGGTCTTGCTCCTGGGGCTCCACAAGCGCAACAAGGTGCTGTGCTACGGTCCCTCTGGGTCCGGCAAAACGTCCATTTGGCAGCAGATCGCTGCCAGACTCAACTATAACTGTGTCCGCATCAATTTTGACGCTGGCATCAGCCGTGCAGACCTTGTGGGGCAGTGGATCGTCAAGGGCAAGGAGATGAATTTTGCCCACGGCATTCTCCCCAAAGCCATGCTCCTGCCGGGGACCATCATCATCTTTGATGAGTGGGACTCCATCTCTGAGGAGTGCAGCTTTGTGCTTCAGCGCCCCCTTGAGGAGCACAGCCAGTTGATGCTGCTTGAGAAGGGTGAAGAGGTTGTCACACTCCATGAGGACAACCTGATTGTGGCAACCGCAAACACCGCAGGGCTCGGTGATGACACCGGGCTCTACAGTGCAGGCACGCGCATCCAAAACTTTAGTCAGATCAACCGCTACCAGCTTTGTGTCATCATGGACTACCTTCCGCCGGAAGAGGAAGCCAAAATCCTGCTCAAGCGGTTCCCTGATGATGTTGACCAGGATGAGGCAGAGATGATGGTAGCTGCCGCCAACCTCATCCGTGAGGCGTTCCAAAACAAGCAGTTGTCCACCCCCATTTCAACCCGTGACGTGGTGAACTGGGCGGAAAAGTACGCAGTGTGGGGCAATCCGCTCCGGGCGGCAACGTACTGTTTCATCAACCGCTCCCCCATTGAAGACCGTGAGACGCTGCAAAAACTCATCAAGAGGGTCATGCCATGAGGCAACAAGAGGTCTATGAGTCCAGCTTGGAGAAGGTGTCACGCATCCTCAGTGATCGCTATGACATCCGGGTGAGCCACCACGGAGACAAGTGCTACACGGACGGGCGCAACATTGTGCTGCCAGCCATCCCAGAGGACGCCCCAGAAGGGCTCCTGGAGGCAATGGAGGGCTACCTGGACCATGAGACAGGGCATGTCATCTTTGATGACTTTGAGGTCTTGAAGCAAGTGCTGGACCCTTTTACCCGCATGTGGACCAACGCTTTCTGTGACCCCCGCATCCGTCACCAGATGGAAGACAAGTGGAGGGGGTGTGGCAAGAACTTCCGTGCTGCCGCAGATTTTACCTTTGAAAAGCGTGTGTTGCCCAAGTGGGAGGAGTCCAGCGATCTGATGAACTTGATCCGCACTTGCATCTACTACATGGAAGAGGAAGTGGAAAAGCTCAAGACCATCCCCAACTACAAGGAATGGTTGAGGAAGATCAAGCCCCTTCAGCCAGCTTTAAAGATGGCGCGGGAGGCTGGTGACACCCTTCATTCCCTTGCGCTGGCCTGCTGGGTTGTCCGCACAATGGGCAGAGAGCCAGAACTGGGAGAGATACCAGAGCCAGAACCGGGCTTCCTTGAGGAACTGTTCAAGAAGCTGGGAGCCATGCTCCCGCCTATGGGTAGCGGCAAGGAACTGGCTGAGGAGTTTGCTGGAGCCTCTCCAGAGGAAGCTGAAGAGGTAGCAAAGGAGTTGGAGAGCGCCACGGCAGAGGCTATCAGTGAAGAGTGCGGTGGGTTCACCCACCATGATGTGCGGGGCATGACGGACTACTATGTGCCCTACTCTACCAGCCACGATCAAGTTGAAGTGGTCCCGCCTGGAGACAAGAAGGTGTTTTTGAAGGATTTGGATGAGGTCCGCAAAAACAGTGGCGTGTTGACCCGGCACCTGCGGACCACCCTTGTTGCCCGTGCCCAGTCATGTTGGGAGTATGAGAAGAGTTCTGGTCAACTGAACCCACGCGCCTTTCCGCGCCTGCTCACCCAGGGATACGCCAAGGTGTTCAAGCAACGGTCTGTGGGGGAGGTTCTGCACGGGAGGGCGTGCCTTTTAGTGGACCAGAGTGGCTCCATGCGGTGGGGACGCAAGTACAAAGAAGCCCGCAGGGCGTCAACCATGTTTGGTGAGTTTCTGGACAAACTAAACATCCCTTTTGAGATTCTGGGGTTCTCCACAGTCAGCTTTGATGATGAGGAGGAGCGGTATGCCAACGCCTCTGAGGAGGACCAGCAGAGGTACACACGCTGGGGAGACATGCGGATTGATATCTACAAGCAATTCCATGAGTCTTTCCAAAAGGTTGGGCACCGGCTCTCTCACATGAACGCCTACTGCCACAACTATGACGGAGAGGCAGTCCGGCTGGCAGGCCAGAGGCTCTTGCTTGCGCGGCGTGACCCCAAGGAGCGGCTGATTCTGTTTGTGTTCAGTGATGGACGCCCAGAGCAGGCGGTCCCTGACTACCAGCCCCACCATCAACGCTACCTGCACCGGGTCATTGAAGACCTGACACTGCGGGGAGTTGAAACCATTGGAATAGGGATTTGTGACTCCAGCGTTGAGAACTACTACCCCAGCAACATAGTGATCACGGACCCGGCAGACCTGATGAGCGCCCAGTTCCTCAAATTGAAGGAGGTTCTGATGGCAGGAAGAGGGGGGAGGCGGCGGAGATAACACTTGACTCCCTGGGGTTCTTGGAGTAGAATAGGGGGGTCATTTGAAAGCAGGAATGACGCAGGAAAAACACAGGAAAAGTTTTTAGTTGGTGCCTACCCTTTTTGTTCAGGCACCTGGAGGTGAAAGTTGCCTACCACACAAACCAAGACCACGGATCTATCCCAACCAACAAACATCACCCCAGAGGCAGCGTTCAAGCTGTTTGTGGACAAGTACGGCTTGTGGGTCAAGCGGCAAGCTGGCGTGGTGTCCCGCTCCCGTGGTGAGGACGCTGATGACGTTGAGCAAAAGCTACTCATGAAAGCATGGAACGCTGCCCAAGACCCCAACTTTGACCCAGCCAAGGGCAAGACCCTCCTGGGGTGGATGTGGCAGAAAGTGCAGTTCTCCACAGCCAACCTTCTCCGGACCAAAGGACACTCTGAGCATGAGGTTGTGGGTGTCCAGGACCATGAGGAGATGGGAGCCTCCCTGGATGACCTTGACGGGCGGGCGTGCTGGGATCTGCTCTCCCCGTCCCGTTCTCTTTCCAGCAGACACCGGCGCCAGGAGGCTGTCAACCTGTTCCAGAAGGTGCTCCGGGTGGTGGACAAGCTGCCTGCCAAGTACCGTGCCATCATGCAGGAAATGCTGGAGCCATCTGATGCTTTCACAGAGCACATGGATGAGCGCATGGCTGATGGTGCCTACACCACGGCATGTTTTGAGATGTGTGGGCTCAGTGACCTGAAGGAGTTCACCGGCGCATCCAACTTTGACATCCGTGTTGCCATCCAACTTCTCCGGGACAAGATCCCAGAACTGCGGGAGTTTGTCAGCCGTTGACCCTGAGACGCTACAAGTGCCAGTCATGTGAATTGCTCTTTGCTTCAGATGAGGTGCCGGAACTGTTCAGCACCAAGACCCATCTGTGCGCCCGGTGTCACTGGCTTCAACAAAATGACCTGCGGCGTGTGAGGTTGCCTGAGTGCTTTGGATTGAGCTATGATGGCATGGAGTTGCTTTGCACCCGCCGGTGCCTGGTCACAAAAGGCTGTTTGATTCAGTTCATAGACCAGAAAGCTGTGGGGTGGTCCCTGGACATTGACGCCCGCTACAACCGGCGCAAAAAGGCCACCCTGCAACAGCACGCAGTCTACATCCTCCGGGCGCTGGGGCGTCCCATCCATGTGCAAGACCTTGCCCCTCTCATTTACAAGGTGACTGGCGGCAAGTTTGCCTTTGGTGGTGAGACGCACTGGCGGCAGAGGCTTTCAGACCTGCTGCAAAGATGTTCTGATGTGGCACATTTGGGTGATAACTTCTTTGTGTGGGTGGCTCTTTGGGAACCCGGAAGGGACTCAGGGATGGTGGGCTACTCACAGAAAAAGCGGCGGGTTGCATTGACTCCAGTGGAGCAAATCTTTGAGGTTGAGGAACAAGAGGAGGTATAGATGGCCTGGAAGGTGTATGACTACTATTGCCATGAATGTGGCACCAAAGAGGAGCGGCTGGTCAAGGCAAACTGCATAGATGAGGAGGTCTGTGAGTCCTGTGAGGGGCTTATGGATCGGCTCCCGTGTGCGCCCGTTGGGTGGATCAAAGACCCGGCACGGACAGCCATGCAGCTCAAGAAAAGATCCCATGACCAGACCCAGCGTTGTTTGCGGAAGGGTATCCCCTTGGATGACCCCTCTTCCCTTGCCAATGTGGACCCAGAGTGGCGCAACCGGACCCGTGCCAAAAACACCAGCCGGGATACAATCAACCAGCACCGCTACGATCATCTGGGCTGGGACCAGAAGCCCACGGCTGAATTCCATCTGGGGGGTGGTGACGATCTGACAGACGTGAATCTGAAGCCAAAAGAGTGAGGCTATTAGGAACTAATACCAAGGGGGCGCAGGAAAATCACAGGAAAAAAAGAAGGAGACACAGGAATGCAAGAAGCACAGCAAGATTTTGAGACAAAACAGATGACGCTCTTTGCTAAGGGCAACCGCAAGAGGGCTTGTTGGGAGGCTCTCCAGCGCATGACACAGCCCAGGGACGCCCGGACCCTGGCTGGCATTTTGGACGCCCCAGAGAGCGCCGTGGCAGCGTCCCTGGGCGATCTGTACCTGTCTTTCTACACGCAGGGCAACATCAAGCGTGAGAAGGGGAAAGACAAGCGGATGAACTACTGGCTGGAAGACAAGACCCAAGCCTACCCTGGGCTCATCCATGCCCGCCGGGGAGAAGTTGAGGAGAAGGTGATCCGGTGGCTGGCAGATCGCGCCAGAGAGGACGTTCAGATCGGAGCCCGCCGGTGGTGGGGCATGTGGCAGATTCAGGAAGCCATCAACAACAAGAACCACTTCTCTGGCACCCAGATCAAGAAGTGGCTGGCCTGCAAATATCTGGTCCGGCGTGAAGACAAGCTGGCGTTTGGGCGCAAAGGCCAGACCATCTGGGTCTACCGTTGGGGGAGGCGTAGGGATGACGCTGGACTGCCTGAGTCCACCACTATGGCGCAGCACGGCTTTGAAAAGGCCATTGCTGCCGTGAAGCCCACAGAGGAGCAGAAGGTGGTCCCTCTGGTTCAGCCGGACAAGCGTGAGGTTGCGTCCCGTCTGCTGGAGAACAAACTCCAGAACACGGAAGCCCAGGCAGCAGAGAAGGGCAAAGCCATCAACACCTTGCAGGACCAGCTTGCAACCAAGCGCATGGAGAACCTGGCTCTTGGGGAGGACGTTGACCGGCTGGAGAAACTGGCAGAAGCCCAGGATGCGGTTGACCAACAGCAGGAGCAAATCCTCCAGTTGACGGAAGCAAACCAGGATGAGGAGCGGCGCAAAGCTGCCCTGCTCCAGAAACAGAAGGAGTTGAAGGAGAAGTTGGGGCTCCTCTAACCCCCCAGCACAGTTCTGTTCTGTTCACCCACCTATCAGGAGAGTTCCCATGATCAAGCTAGTTGAACCCCGTGTGGAGTTGTTGACTCCACCCACTGAGATCGCGTCCTTATCCGCTTTCTTTCCTTGTGCCTGCTGAAGGAACTGCATACACTGGCTCCGTGCCTTTTTGATGACCTCTTGGAAGCCTTGGACAAACTGCGCCAGAATGGGGAGGGGGTTGCCACGGCATTCATGAAGTGGGTAGAGGAGCCGGTGGACCAACCCTTGACCCTCACGGAAGCTGCCCAGGACTCCCAAGGGTTTTTGTGTGGATACAAACCCCCAAAGGAGTAGGAACATGGAAACATCTCTCCCCCCTTGTTGGATTGACCCACCGGATGGTCCGCCCCAGCGCATCATTGTTGAGGGGCTGATTGGAGCCGGGAAGACCAGCCTTTCCAAAGCCCTGTCTGTTTTGACTGGCTACCACCTCATGGAGGAGCCCGTTGAGGACAATGAACTGCTCCCCCTCTTCTATGAAGACCCGGAGCGGTGGGGTTTTGCTATGCAGGTGAAGATGCTCACAAGCCGTCTTGCAATGGAAAAGGCGGCAACCTACATGGTCCAGGCAGGGCTGGTCCAGGGAGCCATTGCAGACCGCTCTCTGGGGGGAGACACCGTGTTTCTGGAGGTCAACTCCATCATTGGCAACATCTGTCCCCAAGAGCGTGACCTGTACCTCAACCTCTATGAGCAGATGAAGATCACATGCCCCTACCCGGACGTGGTGCTCTATCTGCGTGTATCACCAGACGTGATCCGGGAGCGCATCCGTGACCGTGGGCGTGAGTTTGAACTGCCTTTGACGGAAATGGAGAACAACTACCTGGAACTGCTGGAAGAGGCATACTCCCGCTTTTGCTCTGCCATGACCCGCCACACAACGGTTGTCATGCTGGACTGGGATGAGTTTTTGCCAGTGGAGGACGTGTGGTGGCAGGTGCTTGAGCAGTGGGACCAGGAGAACCAGAACCGCCACCAAAAGCGGCTCATGCGCTGGTAGGTGGCAAAGGAAAGAGCAGTGATCAAAAAAGGCTTCTTGTTTGAGATAGAGGGACCAGATGGTGTGGGGAAGACTACCCTGTTCCACCTGCTCCAAGAGCAAATTGACATGTGGCGCTACAAGTTTGAGAGCCACAACTCTGTGGGGGTAGTCCTGGACTCAGAGCCCACCTTTCTCCAGCGTGAGCTGTCCGCCACGCCCAAAGAGAACTGGCTCCGCCACCTGTTCCTGTTTTGGCTCCAGCGGCGCATGGCGTTCAGCGGCAGGTGGGGAGAGATGTTGGACCGCAACAACATCTTGCTGAAGGATCGCGGCGTGGTGTCATCCTGTGTCTACCAAGCCCTGTGTGGGGACATTGACCCCCTCTTGATTCTGGACGCCCACAGTGATGACATTGTGTTGCCTAACCTTTGCGTGCTCCTGCGTATCTCAGAGGAGACAGCCCAGCGCCGGTTGAAAGCACGGGGGAAGGTCCGCAACGGGAGTCTGGATGATTTTGACCGTGACGCCCGGTTCCAGGCACAGGTCCGGCAACTGTACCACAACATCATGGGCATTCCCCGGTTCCGCTCCTTTTGTGTGGAGGTGATGGCTGAGGACTCCCCCCAGGAGGTTTGTGATGCGGTTTGGGCAGTTGCGGAGCCACGCCTCAACAAGTGGCACAAAGACCTCTATGAAGAGTGAAAAATTCCCTCCCTGCCTACTACATTCCTATGAACAAGACAAGAACACGGAGGCAAGCACATGAAAGCTGAAGGATTGACCATCATCCTGGATGTGCAGGGAGAAGACATTGACCTGAAAGCACAGCTTGATATCAATGAAGCCAACCTGATGGGGGAGTTGGCAAGCCAGCCCGCGTGGTACGCCTACTGGGCAAGCCTGCTGGCTCAAGCCAACCTGGACCTGGAGCATGAGAAGGGGGAGTTTGACAGCTTCAAGGCTGAGATTTCCGCAGAGATACGCAAGCGGCTGGTCCGTGATGAAAAGAAGGTCACGGAGAAGATGGTGGAGACAGAGGTGTTCATGGACACCAGGATTGCTGCCAAGAAAGCCAAGTTGCTGGAGAAAAAACGGGCTGTGGCGTACCTGTCTGTGGCAGAGAAAGCCTTTTCCCAGCGCATGAAAGCCCTGGAGACAATGGGGTTTCTGGAGGGGCGCCAGAGGGACGCCTCCCGCACGCCGGGGCAGGAGACAGCCACCGGGCGGAACAGTGTGCAGGCCACCAGCAGGCAGGAGTTGCAACGGGAACTTGACAACATGAGTAACGGCTCCAGCACGCCGGACAACCCGGACCCGGAACTGGATTTTGTGACCGTTGATCCGGCTATCTGTCCCCATCCTGGGGGGCGCAAAAAAAAGTGATCTTTTTGTGAAAAATTGCTCATCCCCATACTAGATTCTAGTGAGCCAGGGGGGATGCAGGAAAAACACAGGAAAAACCAAGGAAAAACAAAGGAGAAACCATGAGTGAACATGACTTGGATTTTGTTGGTGTCAAGACTGAAGACGTTGCCCATTGGAAAAAACAGGAAAAGCCCAAAAAGAGCCAGAGCCCGGTGGCATGGATCACCCTGAAGGACGGTGATGAAATGCTCCTGCGGTTGCTGCCGCCCTGGACCTCTGAGGGTTATCACGCCCACAAGCCGCACCTGCGGACCTTCCAGCACTGGGATGTTGGTGCCAAGAAGGAACGGGTCATCTGCCCCCAGAAGGTGACAGATGACATGCCCATTGAGACGGTCCCTTGCTACATCTGTGAGCAGGTGGAAATGCTGTTCAAGACCGGCAATCCCCTGGATGAGCAGAAAGCCCGCCGGATGCGGGCAGGCCAGTCCTTCATCTACCAGTGCGTTGACCGGGATGACCCGGAGTGGACGGAGTATGATGATCAAGCCAAGGAAAAGCCGGAACTGGTAGGCACGCCCAAAATCAAGTTCCTCCGGTTGCCGTGGCAGGGACACAGCCAGATCCTTGACTTCTTTGCGGACCCGGACTATGGGGAGATTTGCCACCCTCTGAACGGGCTGGACATCAAGGTGAGCCGCTCTGGTTCTGGGCTGGAAACAGAGTACAACATTCTGCCAAAGCGCCACAATAGCCCCCTGCTTGCCCTTCCCAGTGGCGATCCTGACATCCCCGCCATCAAAGGCGTACTGGGCAAGATGGACCAGTTGGACGATCATCCCTTTTTCCGTTACAAGGACTATCAGCAGACCCGCGCCATCTACTTGGGCAAGACGGAAGAGGCGGGAGAGAGCACCGGGCAGGTCACTGGTGGGACCAGCCACCCTGCCCTTCCCCCGCACCAGCAAAGCGTTCCGTACAATGAATGGGTCCAAAAGGCGCAGGCTTCTGAACTGGAAGCCATGACCCATGAGCAGGTTGCAACCTGGGGCGGCTGGCAGGTAGAGCAGATCCCTGAGTGCTACGCAAAAGAGGTGAACCACACGGACTCTGGCTGCGCGGCTTGCCCCCTTCATGTTCCCTGTGCAGTGACCTACCACGCGGAGCACGGCAGCTACAGCATCAGTGCGGACCCGGTTGCCACGGGCGGGAAGCCCCTCCCCAAGATTGGTGGCAAGGCCAGCACCAACGGTGAGGTTTCTGGTGGCGTGGCTGAGATGACCGCCATGCTGGACGCCAAAGCCAAAGAGTAACCACCCCCTCTTCCTCCCAGCCCTTTTTCTCTCCCTTCCCAGAAAAAATTCCCCCTCTTTGTATTAGGTTCTAATAGACACCAAGACACAGGAGTTGCGTGATGACCAAGAAAAAAGATGAACCCAAAAAAGGACTGTCAACCCTTCCGCCGGAGGATGCGCCAAAGAAGCCCCTTTCTGAGAAGGACAAAGCCATCCAACTTGCGATCACTGCCGTTGAAAAGCAGTTTGGGCGCGGGACGATCATGGACATGGGCAAGACCACCCGTGAGGAGGTGCCGGTGATCCCCTCTGGTTCCTGGGGGTTGGACCGGGCGCTGGGCATTGGTGGCTACCCGCGTGGGCGCATGATAGAGGTTTTTGGACCGGAAGCCAGCGGCAAGACCACCCTCACCCTGCACATGATCGCAGAAGCCCAGAAGACCGGCGGGCGGGCTCTCTTTGTGGACGCAGAGCACGCTCTGGACCCGGACTATGCAGAGAATGTTGGCGTCCGCATGGATGAACTGCTTTTGACCCAGCCGGACTATGGAGAGCAGGCGTTGGAGATTGTGGACCTGATGGTCCGTTCTGGTGGCTTTGACATTGTGATTGTGGACTCTGTGGCGGCGCTGGTCCCCAAGGCGGAACTGGAGGGGGACATGGGGGACACCCATGTTGGATTGCAGGCGCGGATGATGAGTCAGGCCATGCGGAAGCTGGCGTCTGTGGCAAGCCAGCACAAGACTGCTATTGTCTTCATCAACCAGCTACGCAAGAAGATCGGAGTCATGTTTGGCAACCCGGAGACAACCACCGGCGGTGAGGCGCTCAAGTTCTACTCCTCTGTGAGGTTGGATATCCGCAAGATTGGAACCATCAAGCGGCGGGATGAGGTGATCGGATCGCAGGTGCGCGTGAAGGTGGTCAAAAACAAGCTGTTTCCACCGTTCAAGACCGCAGAGTTTGACATCATCTGGGGCAAAGGGGTCAACCGGGTGGGGGAGGTTTTTGACCTGGCCTGCCAGTTTGACATCATTGAGAAAAGAGGCTCCCACTACAAGTTTGGCACGGATGCGCTGGGGCAGGGCAGGGACAACGTGTGTGCCGCCTTGCAGGAGGAGCCTGACATGCTGGAGCAGATTGAGAAATCTGTCAAAGAGAAACTGGAGGAGTGATGAAAGCAAAATCTGCCCGCTTTTTGGTGCTCAGTGACCTGCACGCCCACACCCACAAGCGGTTCTCTCACGTCAACCAAGAGGGAAACAATAGCCGGTTGCAGGTAGCCCTGGACGTGTTGCGCTACATCCCCCAGCTTGCAAAGCGCCTGGGCGTGCGGGATGTGTTCTTTGCCGGTGATCTGTTTGAAACCAAGGGGCGTGTGCCGGTCAAGGTGATGAACGCAGTCTACAGGGAACTGTACCAGTGGGGGGAGGCAGACCTGCGCCTTGTGATGATACCAGGCAACCACGATCTGGCGGTGCGTGACGGCTCAGAAACAGCCATACAGGTCTTTGGAGCCCTCAAGGGTGTCAGCACCTACGTTGCGCCCCATTCAACGCTCTGGGGGCTCTCCCGTGAGCCACAGGTGGCATTGCGGTGCGTACCCTACCGGGACCATTTCACAGAAGAGGATTTTGCTGTGCCAGAGTTTGCACCGGGCACTCCCCGCATTTGTCTGGCTCACGGGCTGGTGCGTGGGAGCCGGTTCATGCCCCATGATGAGACACCAAAAGAGGTTTGGGAAAAGGCACATGGGCAGATCCGTCCATCCTGGCTGGACGGTTTTGACGCTGCCATTGTGGGTCATGTTCACCTTCCACAAGTGCTGGGAGCCCGTCAACACATTCTGGTCCCAGGACAGCCATACCAACAACACCCCTATGATGCAGGACAGCGCCGCAGTGCGTGGCTTGTGGAAGTAGAGGGGGGCAGGGTGAAGTTCACCCCTCACCCCATCCCCTGTCTTCCTGAGTTCTTTCTTGCTAAATTAACAGGTGATTGTTCCTTGGAGTGTCCCGTTGACCTGGAGATCAATGGGAACATCATTCTGCTCCAGCCAGAGGACCACACCGTGCTGGACAGCGTGATGAAGGAAGCCAAGGAGAGGCTCAATTCTTTAGGAGCGGCGCATGTATCAATCACACCCCCAGCATTGGTTGACCCCTTGGGTGAGCAAGCTCATGAAATTAGGCTTGAAATGGATACCAACCAACTACCTCAAGACGTTCTGGGCAACGTGCTGTCTTCAGGTCTTGTTCCGCTTAGAGGGTTTGCCCCACAAGAACTTCAAAGTGAGGGTGAAGAGATACTGAAGGAGGCTGCACAGGAGGATCAATGAGTGACAAGGACCAATCTTCAGTTCCCCTCTTCCGTGAAATCATGGAGGATCTGGAGAAAAAAGGAGAAAAGGATATGCAAGAGAAAGAGCGTCCGGCGGTCAAGCCACCGTTGGAGCCAGAGACAGAAGAAACCCCCGTCAACTTGGACAATGTGCCCGCAGTGGTGGAGATAGACTGGGATGAGGATGATGGCAGCACCAGTGGGATCATCCTCTACCGTGATGGGTCTGTGCAAACCAAGGGCAGCTACACACCTGGGCGGGCGGCGCAGGAGTTTTTTGAGGCACTGAGTGACCAGCATCCCTTCAAGTTGTTCAGCGCCCAACTTGAGGCTGTGCCCGCAGACTGCCCCATCCTGCTGGTCAAAGACCCTGGGGGTGTCTATTCCGGTGAGGACATGGAACTGCTGGGCACCTATTTGGCAAGCAAACACCCAGAGATGACCATCCTCTTTGTTCCCGCAGATGTGACCATTGAGGCTCTCTCAGAAGAGACAATGGAGTTTGCAGGCTGGCAAAAAAAGCCCGTCCAGTAGCCATCCCCGTGAAAAATTCAAAATCAGCGTATTAGCTTCTAACAGGAGAGGTCTGCCTGCCGCAGAGCAAACAGGAGTAGCAGGGCAGCAGGCAGACCACAACTTTGTTTCAGGAGGAGGTGATGACTGTACCAACGGATGACCTGATGGTGTTTAGAACCCTTGGGTGCCCCATTGTGGATGTTGGGATCGTGGGTCCAGAGTCAAGCGGGATGCGCGGCTCAGAGAACGGGCACCTGTTCATCTCTGTGCCTCTGGAGCATACACAGCCCAGGAGCATACACTGCTGGGATGGGGCTACACATCAATGGGTGGCGGTGGGGAACTACAATGAGTTTGCAGACAAGAAGCTGCGCCATGCTACGCTTGCCCGTATCCGTTGCATTCTGGAAGGGCGCCCGCCCATCTGGGCAGAGCGCACCTACCCCTACAATGGAAGTGAACTGGGACCAGCGGAGCCTCCCTCCCCGGAGCCCTCCGGTGGTGCTTTCCGCTCAGAGGGAGAGTTGTCCCCAGTGGAAGAGGAGCCCAAGCCCAAGCTGAGGCGCGGACCCCGGTTCCCCTTTGGTGCGTCTCAAGGCACCTTGTATGAAGACCCGGAGACGGGCGTGGTCTACAAAAAGGGAGGGATGGGGTGGACCCGGTGGGGGCACAAGGACGATCCACACGTTCAGCCTGGGACCACGGAATTCACGGAGCCAATCCCCTCATGGAAGACCATTGATGAGGTGCGGGCAGAAGAGGGCTTGCCTCCACTGAAAGAGGCGTTGGGGGGACAACAGACATTGGTGGCTGCGGGTCCGCCCCAAGTAGCCAGGGAAGACCCAGAGGTGGAGAAAAAAAAGCGCCTGAAGGAGAAGATGGCAAAGAAGAGAAAGGAGAGTGAGTGGTGAGCGCACCAAAGCAAAAACAAAAGAAGATGACCAAGTGGCAGCAGTATGCAATAGACAACCCCTACCACCGGCTGACAGGAGATATCCCCAGGGGGTGTCACCGCAGGATCGGCAACTACTCTGTGCTGGTGACGGTGGACCTGTTCCCTGATTTTTCCATCATGCCGGACTGGGAAATGCCGGAACAGCCAGAGTGGCATGTGTCCCTGAGCGTGATGCTGGGGCTCATCAAGGAAGGACCATACAAGGGACTACCCATGAGCCCGCCTCTGTACGGATGGGGAGATGAACTGTGGCACCGGGCAATCCAACAGTGCAAGGCCATCTTGCAGAAGGTGGGTGATGAAGAGGGCTCCTACTGGATGGGGGAGACGTGCTCCCTGCACTACCGGAAGCCTCTGACGGATGGTGAGATTGCCATGATCCCACCGGAGTTGCTGTCCAAAGCAAAGCCAAACTGACTATTAGTTTCTAATAGGGAGCCAAGATGATTCAGATCACAAAATTGTGTATTGAAAACTTTCTTTGTTTTGGCAAGGTTGAAGTTGATTTGCAAGGGGCTGGCCTGGTGGGGGTCTGCGGGATCAATGAGGATGACCACACAGCAACTTCCAATGGCGCTGGCAAATCCTCTCTGCTGGAAGCCCTCTACTATGGACTGTATGGTCACACCATCCGCTTTGGCAAGAGCAGGCTGGCAGGGCTCATCCGCCGGGGAAAACAGCATTGCAAGGTGATGGTTCAGTTCCAGGATGAGCACAAGACCCACTATCAAGTGAGCAGGAAGAGGAGTCCCACCAGCGTTGTGACCAGCCTCAAGAGGAGCGCAGACAGCAAGGTCTGGGCAGATGTGCCCTACCAGGACAAGAAAGACCTGCAAGCCCAACTGGTGAACATCCTGGGCGTGAGTGCAGACCTCTTCCGGCAGGTGGTCCTGTTTGGACAAGGGGGGATGCCCAGGTTCAGTGAGTTGTCAGACAGTGCCAAAAAAGAGCTCATAGAGGAGATTCTGGGGCTCCACATCTATGACCGGGCTCTGGCTATCAGCCGGGAGAAAGAGCGGCAAGAAAGGCGGGAGAAGGACTCCCTGGAGGGCAAACTGGCGCAGTTCACTGGCATTGCCCGCAACTCCCAGGAGACACTGGAGCGGCTCCGTCAAGGGAAGGGGACGTGGAAGAGGGAGAAGGAAGCCAAGCTGGTAGAGTTGGGAGCACGCCGTGCCAAACTGCAAGAGGGACTGGGAGAGGAGAAGGAGGAGGCGCGGACGGTTCTGGAGAACGCTGTGGAGGTCATAGGTAAGGAAATTGTTAGCAGACAGGAGGAGATTGACCAGATCACAGCCCAGCGTGAGAAAGCCCTCCAAGCCTTTCAGGAGTCCCACCAGGAATTGACCAACGTGAAAGCCAAACAGGACGCCCGCTATGCCTTTTTGCAGCAGGAGCATGAGCGCATGGACCGCCTGCGGTTTGATGGCATTTGCCCCACCTGCAAACGCTCCACAGAAGGGCTGGAGATTGAGGGGGAGGAGGACATTCAGCAAGCCCTGCTATCAGCCCGCCATGATGTCAGCCAGACCAAGCAACGCATTTCCGATCTGGAGCAGGCATGGAAGGTCTTCTCCAGCCGTGAGGATGCAAAGAAAAAGGAACTGGGGCAACAGGTCCGGGAGTACCAGGAGCGGCTCCAGAGGGTCCAGAAGGAACTGTCTCTGTCTGCCTCCAAAGAGGTGATCCGGCGCCATCTGCAAGATGTTGGAATGGAGATTCAGGAGTTGCGCGGCAAAGGGTTCCCCCAGAGTGAGTTGCTTGAAGCCAATGAGGAGAGCCTCTTGAAGTGGAAAGAAAAGAAAGAGGTTTTGCAAAAGGAGATTGACCAGGCACAGCTTTCCATCAACCGGCTCAAGGTGCTGCAAGAAGTGTTCACCACAACCCGGTCACTGCTGCTTGAGAATCTGCTGGGGGAGGTGAACCAACGGCTGGCAGAGTATTGCTACACCCTCACACATGGGGAACTGTCCGCCACCATCTCCGCCCAGAGTGAGACAACCTCTGGGGAGAAGAGGGAGAAGGTGTCCGTGCAGGTGAGCCACGCCACCGGGGGAGAGGACTATGTGTCTTGTAGTAGTGGTGAGCGGCGGCGGCTGGACCTGCCTATTGCTCTGGCTCTGCAAGATTTGGCAGCACGCCGGGGGCTGGGGGTGGGCTTGACCCTGCTGGATGAGGTCTTTGAGAATGTGGACGCAGCAGGGGCGGAAGGAATGAGGGAACTGGTCCTGGAAGCCAGCCAGCGCCCACACTCTCCCACGGTCCTTGTCATCAGCCACAATGAATCACTCATGGAAGGGTTCCCATCTTTCTGGTATGTTACCAAGAGGGATGGGAAGACACAGGTGGAGGTATCATGACAACAAAGTATTTGGGATCACATCAACTGGTCACTGAAATAGGCGGCTTCATTCAGCTTGGGGAGGAGTTTGATCTGGAGGGGCACAGGTTTGCTCCAGGCACGGTTGGCAAGGTGGCGCAAATCTATGGACAAAGGGCAGGCAGGACAGAGTGCCGCATTGTCATCACTGAGGGACGCATCCTACCAGAGAACGGGCAGTTTTCTCACTATGGAGGGCATGAGGTTGGGCACAAGGACATCAACCCCGGCGTAGTGGGGGAGGAAGACCCCAACGCTGCCCCCCTGGACACCCGCAGCGCCAAGGAACGCTTTGAGATGGGGCATGAGGCTGTCCAGCAACAAGGCGGGCGGGATTTTGTGGATCGTGACCCGCGCCCGCGCACGGGCAGGAACAGCGCCCCTGTGAACAGCCAGTTGCCTCTGGTGGACCCGCGCATGGGCTCACAAGGGAGCCGCATCATCACGCGGGACCAAATGCCAGCCCCCAACCCAACCACCGTGGCTATGAGGATGAGCTTTCCTACACCCCAGCGGCAAGCGGGTGATGTGATCGCCACGGAGGAGTTTGCCCAAGCAATGGGGCGGCAGATTGATCATTCAGGAGAGGCAGAGATACCCATCCCACAGGGGCGCAAGCGCAGGGGCATGTTCAGGGGGATGAGCGTTGCCCGTCCCAACCCGCATGACGCAACCACCCAAGCGCGGCTGCAAGATGACCATGTGCGGGGGATAGGCAAAGGGGTTTCTGTAGACATCACCGATCCATCACGGAACACTTGAGTTTTTGCAGTGGTGTGGGTATAGTGGTGGGAGATTCAGTTGAGTCACCAATGGTGATGTTGTTCTGTTAGAGGTCAAAATGCGATTCACTATCTACATAGATCCCCAAGCCAAAGAGCGTCCCCGGTTCAACCCCTTCTCTAAGCAGGTCACAGCCTACACGCCCAAGAAGACCACGGAGTTTCAGGAAGAGGTCCGGCGGGTGGTGACGCTGGAATTCAGCAAGACCAGAGAGTTTCCCATCTACCCTGGTGGTGTTCCTCTTGAGGTGAATGTGGATTTGGTCTTCAAACGCATTGGTAAGTTC